GCCGGAGCCGTCGCCGTCGCCGTAGCCGTAGCCGGAGCCGTAGCCGTAGCCGGAGCCGTAGCCGTAGCCGGAGCCGGAGCCGGAGCCGTAGCCGGAGCCGTCGCCGGAGCCGGAGCGATCAAACAATAATGGGTCCGGGGCTGCGCCCCGGACAATTTTTGTCGGCGACACTATTTCCATGGCGCAGCCTCCCAGGCCTTCACCGCCTCGGGCGAGCACTCCGCCACGCACGTAATGTCGCGCAGCTCGATGTCGGCGGCCGGACCGACGCGGCAGCCGCCGATCGGCCCGGTGCTGGCGAGACCGATGAAGCCCTTTACCTTGCTGTCCCAATAGAGACAGTTGCGCGCGCCACGCAGCTTGATCGTCTGGCCGTCGGTGTCTGATGCGTACCCGAAGAAAACGCCACGATGCGCTGTCGTCACAAGTACCGCGCGCTCGGCTTTCGCCTTGGCGCGGTTCGGATGGTTCGTCATCTGCAGTGCTCCGCCCCTGAAAATCCGCGAGGCGCCGGATTGGTGAAGCATGCGGCGAGCCGGGCGCCTGCTATGCTCAAGCTGAAGTAGGGTCCCCGCAGCGAAGGATCCTCGCCGGGTGACTGGCGATACCAAACCTCGATCAAGCCGCGGCGCGACAGCGGCAGCACCATGCCGCGCTGCCAGCCATGATCGAGCGCGACCGGGCGGCCGCCACTGCGCGTGAGGAGCGAGCGCATGACGACGATTTGCGAATTGCTCAGCCGCTCGCTCATGCAGCGTCTCCGGCCTTCGCCGGTGCGCTGCGCGCCGGCGGCAGCGGCTCGAGCCAGTCGACGCGGTAGCGGCCGAGGCCGGCGAGGATGCCGAGGTGCTCGGTCCACTTGAGCGGGCGCAGTGTCAGCGTGACGTGGCGGCCCATGTAGTCGGGGCCGCCGGCCCAGGCGCGCTCGACCGCGACGATGATGCGGTCGCGGCGATGGCCGGTCAGCCCGGTGCGCGGCTTCTGATAGTCCGGCACGAACTCGTTGAAACGCACCAGGTCGCCGGCGCGGAAGTCGCGGTCGGCGCGGCGCAGGTCGCCGCGCGCGCCAGCTGCGATGGCGGCGAACATTTTGGGCCAGCTCTTGAGCGCGTGGGCGCGCATGGTCTCCGCTCCGGGAGGTTTCGGTCGGTGTCGGACGCGGGACGCAACTGACAGAAGGCGGCAATCGCCGGCAGCGCTCACGCCGCCTCGTCCTCGTCGAGGCTGTCCGGGCGGTACATGAAGGCCTCGTAGCCGAGCTCCTCGGCGCAGGCGGTGCAGAGCCCGCTTGGTCCGTCGATCGAGAGCATGAACCAAGCGCACGGCCCGCCCTCCGTGATGCAGGGATGGCGGTCGTCGCAGCCGCAGCCGTTGCAGCTCAAGATCGGTTGTCGCAGCGCGCCTATGCGAGCCATGCTTACCTCCCGGGATTGAACAGCCAGCACACGGCCGAGATCGCGAGCAGGATGAAGACGGCGACGACGAGCATGGTGGCGACCTCGCTCATCGGCTTCACGCCTCCGCCGCCGGCGGGTCGGGCGCCCACAGCCCGACCGGCGAGCCGTCGGCGGCGGTGAGCGCCAGGCGCTCGCGCATGGCGGCGTGGCGCTCGGCGGCGCTTTGCCGGCGCACGACGCCGTGGCCGAAGGTCTTGCGCTCGCCCGAGCGGCGGCCGCCGCGCATGCGCGCCTTGCCGAGCCCGGGGCCGCCGGCGCCGATGTGGAAGCGGCGCACGCGGTCGGCCTTGGCCTTGGCCGGGGTGACGACCTTGGCGCCGTGCTCGTGGTTGCAGCGGTGGTGGGCGATGCCGACGTGCTCGAGGCCGCGGCCGCCGCCGAAGGCGCGCGGTTTTTCGCGATGGTGGCTCTCGTCCCAGGCGTCGGTTTGCGCGACGGGGAGGCCGCACAGGTTGCAGATCGGGAGGCGGCCGCGGCCGGCCACATAGGCGGCGTGCTTCTCGCGCAGCCACAGCGTCTCGCGGCGCTTCGAGCCGAACAGGCGCGTCAGCGGCATGGCGGGGCCTCCTTCGCATTAGGCAGCGCGGCGCAGCCGCGCTCGATGAGGAGGCGCGCCGCGGCGGCAAAGCTCACCTCTTCGGCCGCGGCGAAGGCGGCGACGCGGGCGAACGTGGCGTCGTCGATGGTGACCGCAATGCGCTTGGTCCCGGCGCGCTGACGCGGATCGACGAAGCCGCCGGCGGTTACGCCGGGGCGCCGCGGCGCGATATGGCTCTGGCGCACCTTGCCGGCCGGCGGCTCGGAACGCAGAAAGCCGGTGGAAAGGCCGATCGCGGTGAGGAAGCCCACGGCTCAGCCCTCCCGCGGCGCGGTCGGCGGTGCGGCGCCGCGACGGGCGCTGGCGCCCTCGGGCTCCTCCTCGGCGCACATCAACACGCCGCCGCAGTCGCACAGCCACGCCTCGAGCTCGTGCGGACGCGGTGCCTCCCCGAGGATCTCGAGCAGGCCGTCGCAATGCGGGCAGACAAGGACGATGCCGGTGGGCATGACGCACTCCCATGCCCCGCTGAGTCGGGGGCTGGGATGACGCTACCGGATCGGTAACGCCACTGTCAACCGAAATTTACCGATCCGGTAACAGCCCCGGGCGGCCTTCGAGCATGAAGATTTTTGCCCGCATCGCCGCCAGGGCCTCCTGATAGCTGAAGGTGTCGCAGTCCTTCTCGGCCGCGGTGAAGACGAGCCCAAGCATCAGGCGCTGCCGCTCCAGCTGCGAGAGGTTGGCGTAGATGCCCTCGCCCTTGAGCGGAACCATTTGGCCCTGGCAGGTGAAATAATAGCGGACGCAGGCCGGGGAGTGGTTGGCCTGCTCGCGCGACATGGCGCAAAGCGGATTGGCTCGCGCGCCCGGCCCCACGGCCAGGAGAGCACACACGAGCCCCAGGGCGCCGCGGCGAATCACCGCCCACTCCCCCAGCGCTGGTCACGGACTGCTCGGGCGCGCGCGTTTTCCCGCTCGGTCATTGCGTCGTCTTCCTGGGCGCGCTTGAGCTCGGCGCGTTCCATCAGGAGATAGCCGCCATTGATGAGAATCACCAACGCCGCGAGGGTTTCGAGCGCCCATTCGTGCCCGGCGACGGTGTAGTCGAACAGGCAAACGGCCACGGCGATGAGGTTTGCCCAGACGCAAGTTGTCCGGTCGGCGGCCCTGCGTGCCAGGAATTTGTCGGTGCGTTCGCCCACCGAATCACTCGCTAGGTCCCGGTCTTCAGCAGGATGTTGACGACGTCGGCGGCCTTCTTGACCATGTCGTCCGACGCATTCTTGACCAGCGCGTCGAGGCTCGGCCGGCTCGGGGTTCGCCACAGTTGGTCCGGTTCGAGCCCCATTGCCGTTGCGATATCGGCGATCTTTTCGGGGTTTAGCCGGTGCTGTTCGGTCCGCCAGCGCCAAATCGTGGTGCGGCTTTTGTCCATGCGCAGCCCGAGCTTCTCGTCGGTGAGGCCGAGCTCTTTCATCCACTCTTCGATGTACAGATGTCCGCGTGCCTGCAGCATGATTCCCGTTACCATGTTGGCAACTTAGCCCTCCGGGACCGCGCCGTCGTCTACCGATCCGGTAGCGCCGTGCTTGACAGGCCTGCTACCAATGCGGTAACAAGCGGGGTATGGAATCACTCCACCCGCTGAGGGCCTATCGGGAACGTCAGTCGCCGCCGCTCACTCAGGAGCAGCTGGCGCAGCAGCTCGGCACGTCGAAGGCGTCCATTTCACGTTGGGAGACGGGGGAACGGAAGCCCGAGGTCGAACAGCTGCCGGAGATCACGAGAAAGACCGGCATCGCGCCGGGTCTGCTGCGGCCTGACCTCGCCGAGCTCTTCGCCCGGCGTCGCGGCCGCACGCGCGCCGCCACCAGGAAATCCCGCGCGGCGTAACGGTTTTGCTTTGCCCTCCCGCGCCGATGGTGCGGGGCGCGGCCCTGAGAGTCGAGTCGTCCACAGGCTGTGGATAAGAGCCGCCCTGTGGATTGCTGTGGGTAAGTCCCGCTTTTCGCGTGCGTTGCGTGCGGCGAGGCCCCGCGCTCCGAAACCCCGGAGCCTCATCCCCCCTCTGTCACGGGGCCTCGCCGGTTGTGTTCAAAAACCCGATCAACGAAACGGCAACCGGAGGATTTTTGCCATGCCCGCGCAGCACACCGCGCAATCGACGCCACCGCTTCATCTGCCCGGCCCGCTGCGGCCGCCGACGAGCCTCGCGGCGCAGGCCTGGATCCGGCCGCATCAGAACTGGCGGCCGTTCGAGCCGCCGCACCGGGTGATCACGTCGATGCTCGACGAGATCGCGCTCTCGCTCGCGCGCAGCGAGACGCGGCCGGTCAAGGTTATCTGCGACTGGTGGCGGCCGGGCACCTTCGTCGGCGCGCACGCCGCCGACTATCTCGCCCGCATCACCGTGATGGTCGAGCCCGGCGCGCTCGGCTGTTCGCTCGCGTGCTGGTTCCAGTGGAAGCATCCGCGCTGGCAGTTCGCGAGCGTCGCCGACGGCATCGAGGGCGATGTCGCTGCGGAATTCCTGCTGCCGGCGGCTGCGGGGGCGGTGTCGTGAGGGCGCTCCTGAGTTTGTCCGGCCTCGCGCGCGCGCGCGAGGCCAACGATGATCGCCTCACGGCGAAGGCGGCCGCGGGGGCGCTCGCGCTGTCGCTCCTTTCCTCCGGCCTGGCGCTCGCGCTCGCGACCGCGATCGCCGGCATCCTGCACGCCCTCGGAGTGTCGCTGCGATGAGCGACTGCCTCAAGCGCGAGGGGGCGAAGTTCATCGGCGACACCGACTACGTCGTGCCCTCGGTGCAGTGCCTTAGCTGCGACAAGATCCTCGATCGCGCGAGCGGGGTGAATGAGGACGATGCGCCCGAGCCCGGCAACATCACCATCTGCATCGGCTGCGGGCACCTCATGGCGTATGCCGACGGCCTGTCGCTGCGCGAGCTGACCGACGCTGAGGCTCTGGCGATCGCCGGCGACAAGCGCATCCTCGATCTGCAGAGCGCGCGCGTGCGGTTCTTTCGCGAGCGGGCGCAGCGATGAGCGAGGCGCTTCCCGTGCTGCTGGTTCACCTCGACGACGCCGAGAGCGGCGCGGTGTCGTTCAAGCCGCAGGCGGTGAAGGGGGCGCGCTGGCGCAAGGCGGCGAGCATCTACGAGGCCTGCCACCTCGCCGACGCGGTGCTGCCGTGCCCGCGCGAGATCGACTACGTGGCGCGGAAGGACTGACGATGAAGCGCCGTCGCGGCAAACTCACCCAGCTGCAACGTCATTTCCGGGCGCGACAGCGCCGCGAGGCGTTGGAGCCGGTCGGGCGCTGGACGCCGCTGCGAAAATTTTCGCTCGCGCTCGCGATCCGCCGCGGCATCGTCACGCCGGCACAGGCGGTCGCCGCGCACGACCTCTCGGGCGAGGAGCTCGGGCACTGGCTCGCGCTCTACGACGCCGGCGTGTTTGACCGCTTCAAGCTTCCGGGACGACAGCACGATCGGCGCCGACGCGACGCGCAGGAACACTTGCAGGCCGCGTCGTGACGGTTCCGATCCCCCACACCATCGAGCGGATGCGCCGCTCCAAGCGCCGGGCGCCGCGCAAGTCGGACGAGGGGCTTCATGTCTCGCCCGCCGAGCACCGCTCGGTCTATGCCGCCTCGGTGCACAGCATCCCGGAGGCGGTCCTGGCCGAGCGCGACGCGCGCCTGGCGCTCGACCCGCGCGACCTCACCGCGGCGTTCTGCGGCGATCCGCTGCCGGGCTATTCGGCGCTCGAGCGGGGGCGGCGATGAGTTTGCTCCTCGAGCGCCACGGCATCAAGGCCTTTGCGCTCAAGCCGAGCGCGCTGATCGCGGCCGCGGAGGCCGATCTCAGGCTGCGGTCGCAGCAGCAGGGCGCCCAACGCAGCGGGCCGCGGCCCTACTGCTTTCATCGCAGCCATGTGGTTCGCGCGAGCTGCGCACTCGATCTCATCGATCGCGCCATCCGCGATCGCTACAGCGGGGTCTGGAGCGCCAAGCGCATCACCCGCATCATCTACGGCGACGCCGACCTGCTCGCCGCTGCGCTCGATGAAGCGCGGGCGACACGCGGAGGCGCCGCGGCGCCGGGAGAGGCCGGCGCGCCGCCGGCGGCGCCGGAGGGCTGCATGGGCCTGGCGCAAAGCCGCATCACGCCGGCGGTGCCTGCCGACCTCTCCCGGGGCCGCGGTGGAGACGCCGCATGAGCGCGTCGTCACTTTTTGCGTCCTCATTTGAGGGCGAAAAAATCGACATGCCTTCCGGTGTGCGCCGGCGAGTTTCCTCTCCCGCTTGCGGGAGATGGCGATCGCGCAGCGATCGGGTGAGGGTGGTCCGCGTCGCCGCACGAGCGGACGAGCCCTCACCTGATCGCGCGCGGCGCGATCGGTCCTCTCCAGCTGCGCGGGCGAGGGTGCAAGCCGGGGGCTGCGCATGACTTGGCGCGAGCGCGGCGCGCCGCCGACGCCGCAGCCGCCGAAGCGCACGCGGGCGCCGCGCTTTGAGTGGTGCAAGGTCCCCAACGGCTTTCCCGACTACCCGGTGCTGCGGGCGGCCGCGCTGATCGCGCGCGCCCCCGTGCACCAGGTGGTTTCTGTCGCGTTGCGTCTCGAGTGTTTGGCCAATGCCAGCGAGCCGCGCGGCTCGGTCGCGGACATGTCCGTCCCCGAGTTCGCCGCCTCCCTTCAGCTTCGCCCCGACGCGGTGGCGCGGATCCGTGCCGCCTTAGAAGACCCGGACATTTTCTGGATCGACCAGGATTTCATCACGGGCTTCCAGGCGCGCAATCCGGAATCCGACGATCACACCGCGGCAGAACGGCAGCGCCGTCACCGGGCCAAGCTCAAAGCGGAGCGCGAGGCACATGGCATTGCGGCCGCCCGCCCGCCGCCTGTCCACAGTCACGTGACGTCACGCCGTGACATCGTGACCAGTCACGCAAGAGAAGAGCAAATTAAAGATCCTCTCCACCTGGAGGACGCGCGCGCGCGCGGAGAGGGTGTCGCGGCCCAAAGGGCTGACCAGGGAACAGACCGGCTCGATCGGCCGAGCGAGGCGACGATCGGCCTCGACGCTGTCCCCATGCAAAGCGCGGACAATGGGGACAACCCGGTGGCTGCACTCTCGCAGCTGTGGCTGGCGGCAACGGGTCGCGATCTCGTCGCCGCGCGCATGGCGGAGGGGGGTGAGCCGGCGGAGCGGCGCATCGCCGGCTGGCTGCGCCGCGCCCGTGGCGACGCCCGCGGCCTGCGCGAGGTGATCGAGCGGGCCGCCGAGACCCACTACGTCGGCGAGCGCTTCCACAATCTCGTGGTCGACGGGCTGCGCCGGCTGCCGCTCAAGGAGCAGCCGGAGCTGTCGCTCCTGCCGCCGCGGCCGGGGCGACGCGACCAGGGGACCGGGTGATGGGGCTCGACGATGAGCACTCCCCTCGAGGCGCACAGCGCGGCGTCGCAGCGGGCGGCGCGGACGAAAAAACGGCTCGCCGAGGCGCTCGGCACGGTGGCGGTGTGCTCGCGCTGCGGCGAGCCTCGCGATGGCTCGGGATCCTGGTGCTCGAAGTGTCGCGCGGCCTATATGCGCGAGGATTACCGGCGCCGGGAGGCCGCGCCAGGGCCCGGCAAGGTGCTGCCGGCGCTGGCGGATCGGTGTAAAACTTCACGTGGAACGGAGGCGGCGATGGCTCAAGCGGCAGCAGCAGCGAACCAGGATCGGGTCGGCCAGGCGGCGGAGGCGGTCGGCCGCGAGCTGACGGGCGCCGCGCGGCGCGAGAGCCGCGAGCAGCGCGAGGAGCGACTGATGGAGATCGCCCGCCAGCTGCGCGCCGACCTGCAGCACATCGACGCCTTCCTGGCATCGCCCGCCCGCGACCGGCAGCTCGACGCCATCGAGCGGGTGCTCGGCGAGGCGCAGCGGCTGGCGCTGGCGGTGCGCGCCAAGCTCGCGGAGGCGGGCAAGCTGGCCGAGGATGAGGGCGAGGATAATCGGGGTTCCTCAGACGGCGGGTGAGGACCGCCGTCCATCAGATTGGAACAGCGCGCTTTTCTGCCTTGGGCGTCCTATATGTAAGGGGGGCGCTGTGAGGTAGCACATGGCCCGCGCCGACGAGCTGGTCGAAGACGCCGAGATCCTGGTCCGCGGCCGGGTGATGAAGGTTTTTGCCGCCGAGGGTTTGGTCGAGGTGACCTTCGCGCCGTGGTGGCCGCGCTGGTCGGCCGTGCTGGTCAAGCTCGAGCAGGTCGAGCTCGCGCTGGGACGCCGGGCGGCGCTTTAAGCAAAACGTCAACCTTCGCGGCGATGGTGCACGCGCCATGAGGGAATTCCGCCCGCCCGCGCGGTCTTACGTGAACTTCCGGTTCCGGCTGCCTGACGCGCTGCTGTTGCGCGCGCCGGTCGGGGAGTGGCCGCGCGCGCCGCGGGGGGCGCGCCTGGAGGTCGGCGCCGGCGGCGCGGTCACGGTGACCTCCTACGACAGTCACGAGAGTTTCGCGCGCGAGCAGGTGCTGCGTCTCGCCGCGAGTTTTTTGCGCGCCATCGACAGCGACGTGCCGCCGACGGTGCTGCCGGCGACGCTCGGCAACGGCGAGCGCGAGCAGTGCTACGCGATCGCGCTCGGCGCCAAGGTCTCGATCTCGCGGGCGAGCGAAGCGCCGCTGGTGGCGTGAGAGGTTTTCGTTTTGCCTCTTCCGCTCGCGGGAGAGGATGGGGCGTCGAGGGCGTTGGGGGAGTTGGCGTGGCGCGTCGCGGTCGCAAGCGGAAGGCCGGCAGTCGCCATCCGTCCGGCCAGCTGGTGCGCGAGCGCGCGCCGGACGATCGCGTGAGATCCTCGCGCCAGCCGCACCGCCGCGGGCTCTCCGAAGACGATCGCTTCTCCGAGAAGGCCGAGTCGATGCTGGGTCGGTTCAACCTGAGGCACATCATCAGCGATGCCGAGCACGACGCCGGCGCGCTCTACGCCGCGGTGGTCGGCGCCTATCGCTCGGTCATCGAAGCGCCGCGCGCAACCTCGCTGCGCGCCGTGGTCGAGCCCGAGCGCGTGCTCGATGCCGACGAGCCGGTGGCGGGCGCGCCTACTTGTCCCGCCGCATTCGCCGAGGCGAGCGAGCGCATTGTTAAGATCGGGGGCGTGCCTGTGACGGTGCGGCGGTGGCCGTGCGGCGGCGACGCGCAGGAATGTCCGTGCGCAAAAAAGAAGGCGCGCTACGACGGCGCCTTCGCCGCGGTGATCGGCGCCGGCCAGCGCGCGGCGAAAGCGGTGGCGCGCGTCGCCGTACACGGCGAGGCGATCGCGGCGGAAGACTTCGTTTACCTTACCCGCGGGTTGGGCGCGCTCGCCCGGCATTTCGGCTTGACCGGGCGAGGCGGGCGGCGCGACTATGACAATGCAGGCTGAGAAATTTCGCCCGGGTTTTCGCCCGGGCTTTTTTTATCGGCGCTGAACTCCAGGGCTGGGTCATGTGAACGAACGCGCTGTCGCCATCGAGCTCGACGCGCTGGCTGTGCGCATCGCGCGGCTCAGACCAATCTCGCACCGCAATCCGCATGCCTTTTACGAGGAACGATCGGAGCTCGCCCACGAGGCGCGCACGATCGCCGAACGGCTGCGGGGCAACGGGGAAGCGCGGACGTGTCGAGGCGGTGGGTAACGCGCACCTGCAGGCCGCCTCGACGTCCCTCACCTAATCGCGTCTGAAGGTCCGATAGCTGCCCTTATCGGACGCTCGGCCGCACCTCGTTATCGGACCTTCCGGGGAGGCGCCTGGCGATGGGCAATGAGCTCGTCCCGGCCGCCTCGACAGCGCTCGAGGCCGCGGTTGACGCGGCCAAAGACTACGCCAGCGCCGCGAAGGCCAAGGCGACCTTGCGGGCGTACGGCGCCGACTGGCGCCACTTCGTGATCTGGTGCGAGAGCGTGCACTCGAAGCCGCTGCCGGCGCATCCCGGCCAGGTCGCCGCCTATCTCGGCGCGCTCGCCGCCGGCGGCGCTCGGGCCACCACCATCGCGCGCCGCGCCGCCGCCATCCGCCACGTCCATTGCTCGCTCGGCCATGACAATCCGGCGGCGCATCCCGGCGTCAAGGCGACGCTGCAGGGCATTCGCCGTTCGCTCGGCACGGCGCCGCGCAAGAAAGCCGCGCTCACCGCGGACCTGGTCGCTCGCTTGGTCCGGAAGATCCCGCAGGATCTCGCGGGACTGCGCGATCGCGCGCTGATCCTGATCGGCTTTGCCGCGGCGCTGCGCCGCTCCGAGTTGGTCGCGCTCGACGTCGCCGACATCGCGCGCCACGCCAAGGGCATCGTCATCACGGTGCGCCGCTCGAAGACCGACCAGGTCGGCGCCGGCGCCGTCAAGGCGGTGCCGTACGGCGCAAAACTCAAGGCGGTCGCCGCGCTCGACGCCTGGCTGGCGGCTTCCGGCATCGCTGAGGGCGCGCTGTTTCGCGGCGTGCGCGGCACCAGCGTCAAGCAAATTCGGCTTTCCGACAAGCAGGTTGCGCGGATTGTAAAGTCGCGATCAACAAAGATCGGGCTCGATCCGGCGCAGTTCGCCGGCCACTCGCTGCGCTCCGGTTTCATCACCTCGGCCTCCGACGCTGGCGCCGAGCTCGCCGCGATCGCCAAACACGCCGGGCACGCCAAGATCGACACCACGCTCGGCTACGTCCAGGTCGCGGATGCCTTCCGCGGGCATGCGGGCAAGAAGTTTCTGTAGGTCAATTCATGACGCGGCCGCTCACCGAGTATCAGATCGCGACCTTGCTGCGCGTGCGCCGCGGCGGCGCCAGCGTCGCGGCCGCGGCCAATGCCGCCGGCATGGCGGAGGTCACGGCCTATAAGTATCTGCGCAGCCATCCCGAGCTGCTCGGTCGTCGGGCGCAAGGCGCGACGATCGAGGAGCGCGTGCCCGACAGCGTGCTCGCCGATCGCGAGCACCGCCGCGGGCTCGCGCCGCGCGACCTCACCGCGTCGTTGTGCGGCGACCCGTTGCCCGGATATTCGGCGCTCGACGCGCAGCGGTGAACATGCCGGCACTAGAGAACGCCAAACACGAGGCCTTCGCACGCGCGATCGTCGAGGGCTCGAGCGGCCGCGATGCCTATCGCGGCGCCGGCTACAAGCCGAACAGCGATGCGGTAGCCGATGCTGCGGCCTCTCGCCTGTTGCGTGATGTTAAGGTCGCCGCGCGCGTTTCCGGGCTCAAAGCCGCGGCCGCCGAGGCCTCGACGGTCAAGGCCGAGGACGTGATCGCCGAGCTCGCCAAGATCGCTTTCTCGAATATGGGCGATTACATCGCGCTGGGCATCGCCGATCCGAAGATCTGTCTGTCGAAGTTGAGCCGCGGGCAGTCCGCGGCGATCTCCAGCTTCACCTTCGAGCAGACGGTCGTCGGCAAGGGCCGCAAGAAGCGGCTCGCCCCGCGCATCAAGAAGTTCACGCTGCACGACAAGCTCGGTGCGCTGAACGCGCTGCGCAATTACCTCGGCCTGGAAAAGCAGCGCCACGAGCACGCCGGCCCGAACGGCGGCCCGATCGAGACCAAGGACGTCAGCGACTGCACGCCGAACGAGATCGCGCGGCGCATCGCGTTTGCGCTGCTCGAGGGCGCCGCGGGCGAAGCCGCGAAGGAGACCAAATAGATGGCCGCCGACACCAAGAACAGCATGTACGACCGCTGGCCGGTCTGCCATCTGCCGTCCGACCAGGCGCGGCTCGCCTTCGCGGTGACGCCGAGCGACACCAAGGATCTGGTCAACTCAACCGGCGACGCCGATCCGAGCTACGCCAAGGCGCTCTATATCGGGGTGACCGGCAATGTGGTGGTGATCACCGCCGGCGACGACAGCAATTCCGGCGCCGGCACCGCGGTGACCTTCCAGAATGTGCCGGTCGGCTGGTTCCCGGTGATGGTGCGCCGGGTCATGAACACCAACACGACGGCGAGCGCCATTGTCGCGCTGATGGACTGACGCGGTGCTCGGGCTCGGCCTGCGCATCCCGGAGATCGCTCTCCGGGGCGGCATGCTGACCTATTACGTCTCGGCGTCCGGCGGCAGCGACGCCAACAGCGGAAAATCCCCGGCGAAGCCGTGGCAGACGCTGGCCAACCTCACGACGCTCACGAGCGGCGTCCCGGTCCTCATCCTGCTCAAGGCCGGCGACACCTTCTCCACGGTCAACGCCAACGGCGCCGTCGGGCAGCTCTACCAGTCGAACGTCACGATCTCGTCTTATGGCAGCGGCGCCAAGCCTATCATTTCGACGATCTCGGCGGACTACGGCATCTGGTTTTTTGATGTCTCGAACATCACCATCCAAAATCTTAATTTCGTCGGACCCTCGACCGGGTCGGCCTCTGGCGATACCGCCATCATCGGCCAAGTCACGGTCAACAATACGACCCAGAAGAACTGGACCGTCTCGAACTGCACGGTCTCGGGATGGGATAGCGGTATCCTTCTGGAAGACTCCTCGGCGACCGGCGCCATCGTCAATGGCATCACCGTCACGGGATGCACGGTTGCCACCGGTTACAGCGGCGGCATTGTCACCGCCTCCGGTTCCGGCGCTGACCAGAACCTACTCAACGTCGCTATCCTTAATTGCGTCGTCACCAACATTCAGACGTCGGGGATCGCCCCGGACAATGTCACCGGGTTTCTGGTCTCGGGTTGCGTGGCGTCCGGCTGCGGCGCCCAGGGCGGCACCAATATCGAGGTCTATAGCAGCAAGAACGGCACGGTCCAGTTCTGCGAGGCCTATGGCGGCGTCTCGACCGCGGCCGCGGACGGCGGCGGCGGCATCGACATCGACGCGAATTGCCAGAACGTCACGGTCCAGTTTTGCTACGTGCACGGCAACGCCGGCCCCGGCATCTATTTCTATCTGAACCTCGGCACCGGCACCGGCCTGGTCTGCCGCTTCAACATCAGCCAGAACAACGGAACAAACACCAACGGCACGGCTCAATTCTGCATCGGCTTGGCGACCGGCGGCCAGACCGGCCATACCATCCAATTCTACGGCAACACGATCTACAACGCCGCCGGCAAGTCGTGCTTCGGCTTCAATTCCGGCAGCGGCTCGATCTCCTCGTGCCAGGTCTCGAACAACATCTTCTATTCCGCTGCCGCGAAGATCATCAACACGGCGCTGCCCACCGGCACTGTCACCATGCAGGGCAACGATTACTATTCGACCGGAGCCTTCAGCCTGACGTGGGGCGGCACGACCTACAGCTCCTTCGCGGCTTGGCAGACGGCGAGCGCGCAAGAAAAGGTCAGCGGCGTCAACGTCGGGCTGACGTCAAACCCGACGCTCGCAAACCCGGGCAATGCCGGCACCGTCAGCACTGGCGGCGCCGTCACTCAAGCCTCGCTGGCTGCTGCGTTGGCGGCTTACTACGAGCTCGCCCACACCTCGCCGATGTTCGACACCGGGCTCAATCTCTCCAGCGATTTTGGGATCAACCCGGGTACTCAGGATTTCTTCGGCAACGCGATCGCAGCATCGACGCTGAGCGTCGGGGCGCATTGTCCCGTGTCAGCCCCCTAACCAGGAGACCACCATGGCGAACTACACCTTCACGGATCTACGCGACAAGGTTTTGGTCTGGGCCCATGGGCGCCGCACCGGCGTCAAGGGCGACGGCGGCGGTCCGTTCGCCAGCATCAGCAGTCTGTTCGCGCTCGATGGCGTGTCGATCGGCTCGACCCGCTCGGGCCCGAACGGCATCAAGGCGGTTGCCGCCGGCTCGAACGGCAAGGGCGCCATCACGGTTGCCGGCGCGGTGGTCGGTGACAATGTCGAGCTCGTGCTGCTGTCGACCTTCGTCGACGCTACGAGCTCGTTCGAGGCGACGGTGAGCGTCGCCGGCCAGGTGCAGCAGACCTCGGCCTCGAACCTGTCGGGCAACACCTATCTGTTCTTCGTGCAGCCGCAGAGCTAGGCGGCCTTTCGCCTGACGCATGACGCTCGACGAGGTGCTCGAGCGCTATGGCGCGCTGCCGGCGGCCAAGCAGGCGGCGCTCGCCAAGATGGCGCTCGAGGCGACCGCACATCTGCCGTGGGTGCCGAACCTCGGGCCGCAGCGCGAGGCCTATTACTGCGAGGCCGACGAGCTGTTCTATGGCGGTGAAGCCGGCGGCGGCAAGACCGACCTGATCATCGGGCTCGGGCTCACCGCGCATTCGAATTCGCTGGTCCTGCGCCGCGTCAACGACGACGTCAAGGATCTGGCACTGCGCGCGCGCGAGCTCGCCGGCTCGGGCCACGGCTACAACGGCCAGGACCGCATCCTGCGGCTCGGCGAACGCGCCATCAAGTTCGGCGGCTGCCAGTTCGAGGCCGACAAGGAACGCTACAAAGGCCGCCCGCGCGATCTCTACGGCTTTGACGAGATCGCCGACTTCACCTTCGGCCAGTACAAGTTCATCACCGCCTGGAACCGCTCGACGCGGCCCCGGCAGCGCTGCCGCGTCGTGGCGACCGGCAATCCTCCGACCAAGCCCGAAGGGCTTTGGCTGATCCAATACTGGGCCGCCTGGCTCGATCCGTTGCATCCGCGGCCGGCAAAGCCCGGCGAGCTGCGCTGGTACATCCGCGGCGCCGACGACGAGGACGTCGAGGTCGAGGGCCGCGGCCCGCACACGGTCGACTGGGAACGAAAGCCGGTGCTCGCCAAGTCGCGCACCTTCATCCGCTCCGGGCTTGCCGATAATCCGGATCTCGCCTCGACCGACTATGCGGCGATGCTCGACTCGCTGCAGGGGCCGCTGCGTAAAGCCTATCGCGATGGCGACTTCGCCTCCGTCATCGAGGACGACGCCTGGCAGGTGATCCCGACCGCCTGGATCGAGGCGGCGATGCAGCGCTGGACGCCCGGCATCCCCAAGGGCTCACCGATGACCGCGATGGCGGTCGACGTGGCGCCGGGCGGCGGCGACCAGCGCGTGATCTGCTGGCGCTACGACGCCTGGTTCGCGCCGTTCGACGCCAAGCGTGAGGTCGACCGCACTGGCCGGTCCACTGCCGGCGACGTCGTCAAGCACCGTCGTGATCGCTGCCCGGTCGTGGTCGATCTCGGCGGCGGCTGGGGTGGCGACGCCGTCATCGCCATGAAGGACAACGGCATCGAGGTGGTCGCCTTCAACGGCGTTGCCGCTTCGATGGCGCGCACCCGCGACGGCAAGAAGAAATTCCGCAACCGCCGCGCCGAGGTGGTGTGGCGCATGCGCGAGGAGCTCGACCCTTCGCAGGAGGGCGGCTCGGCGATCGCGCTGCCGAACGACCCGGAGCTCAAGGCCGATCTGGCGTCCTATCGCTGGGACGATACCGCGGGCGGCATTCTGCTCGAGGACAAAGAGAAACAGAAGGAACGCATCGGCCGCTCGCCGGACAAGGGCGATGCCGCCTGCATGTGCCTCGTGGAAGGCCAGCGCGCGGTCGAGAAGGGCCGCCGCGAGCGCAGCCGCGGCAACCGCGGGCTTCGCGTCAATCTCGGCTACGGCGCGCTCAAGCGCGGGCCTGGGTACGGAGGCAACTGATGGGACGCTTCCGCACTGCTGGCGAAGAGGCAATCGCCTACTCGGACCAGAAGCCCGAGCGCTGCGAGCCGCCGCGCGGGGCGAAGTTTCTGTGCCCGGGCGAGGACGAGCCGCGCGAGTGCGGCCGCGATCCGGCGATGCCGCCAGCGTCGCCGCGGCCGCATTGGCAGCGCGAGGTCAATCTCGGCTTTGCCGGGCTCAAGCGCAAAGGCTGATCATGACGAGTATGTTCGCGAAGACGCCGGCGCCTCCGGCGTTGACGCCGCCCGTGGCGATGCCCGACCCGAACGATCCGTCGTTTGTCGCGACGCAGCAGGCGGCGATGGCCAAGGCCAACAAGGCCGGGCGCTCCTCGACCACGCTGACTACCGCGGGCGGCATGGGCGGCGCGAGCCGCGGCGCCGGCCAGACCATTGCCGGCGGTGGCGGCGCCTACAGCGCCAGCAAGCTCTCGGGGTGAACGCATGAGCAAGCCGGCGCCGAAGCCGCACGCGATGATCGCTGCGCTGTTCGCCGAGCTCGGGCCGCCCGGTCAGGGCGCCTTCCCGCTCGAGCGCCGCCTCGCCTGGCTGCGCATGGCGGCGATGGCGTTCGATCTTGCCTATGGCGTCGACGCGCCGATCGAGATCGCGCTCGCCGGCGTGCCGCGCGTGATCGGGTTTAGCGAGGTTGATGTGCGAGCGATTGCAGCCGAGGAGCCCGTCGGTGGCCGGGTTGTGTCGCTCGATAGCATGCGCCAGGCCACGCGATCCGATGGCGTCTACGCCGCGGCGAAGCTCGGCAAGGCGCGCGCGCCGGACCAGAAGTATCTGATCGATCTCGATGGCGTGGCGTTCGGCCCGCTCGGGCAGGTCGATCCGGACCACATTCCCGCGGGCGAGATGATCTGGGACTTCCGGTCTGTCGGCAAGGCCGGCGCGCCGATTGAACCAGGTCTTGGCGCCGTGATTTGGGCGAGCGGCCGCTTTGACGAGCAGGCGCTGCCACCGCTGATCGTGATGCGGGGCTAATCCCTTGCGCCAGCGCGTGCTCGACCTTCTTCGCAAGGGCGACGCGATGTTCTCGCAGCGCATGCCGATGATGTCGCTGTGCCAGGCCATAGCCGAGAATTTTCATGTCATGCGCGCCGACTTCACCCGGGCGCGCTATCCGAGCGAGGAGTTTGCCTCGTTCCTGATGAGCGGGCGGCCGGCGATGGCGCACCGCGACCTCAAGAACGCCGTCGGCGCCATGCTGCGGCCGCGCGACCAGCAGTGGCTGCATGCGCGTACCCTCGACGACAAGGTCAACGACGACCTCACCAACAAGCGCTTTCTCGACTGGCTCTCGGCGCAGCAGCGCCGTTTCATGTACGACCGCCGCGCCAACTTCACCGCCGCGGCGAAGGAGCTCGACGGCGACTGGACCGCGTTCGGAAACGGCATCATGACCTGCGAGCCGCGCCGCGAGCTCGACGGGCTGATCTTCCGCTCCTGGCACCTGCGCGATACCGCCTGGTCCGAGGACAGCTACTGCGAGATCAACGAGATCGACCGCAACTGGAAGCCGAAGGGCTTCGAGATGCAGAAGCTGTTTCCCAAGACCATCGGCACCGAGGTCGCGAGCCTCAAGGACGAGGAGCTGCTCAAGGAGATCAACTGCCGCCACATCATGATGCGGGCCGAGGATTACGACCTGCCGCTCAAGGTGACGCGCGGCCGGCCGTGGGTGTCGATCTATGTCGACATCGAGAACGAGACGCTGCTCGAGGAGCGTCCGGTCAAGCGCCGGCAGTACATCATCTCGCGCTGGGAGCGCTGCTCGAATTCGCTGATGGGCTCGCCCTACGCCTATTCGCCGGCGACAGTGTACGGGCTGCCGGACGCCCGGATGTTTCAGCAGATGACACTGACGCTGCTCGAGGCCGGCCAGAAGTCGGTCGACCCGCCGATGATCGCGGTCGGCGAGGCCATCAACGGCGGCACCAACCTGTTCGCCGGCGGCATCACCTGGACCGACGCCGACTACGACGAGCGCATGGGCGAGGTGCTGCGCCCGATGCAGCTCGAGTTCCGCGGTCTGCAGTTCGGCGCCGCGCGCGAGGAGCGGCTGGAGAAGATCCTCCAGGAGACCTTCTTCAATTCGGCACTGCAGTTTCCGACCATCTCCAAGGAGATGACCGCGACCGAGTCGCAGCGGCTCTACGAGGAATTCATTCGCAAGGCGATCCCGCTGATCGAGCCGATGGCCGAGGAGAACAACGGCCAGGTCTGCGAGATGGCGTTCGACACGCTGCTCGACATGGGCGCGTTCGGCTCGGTCTACGACATGCCGCAGGCGTTGCGCGGCCAGGAGATCCGCTTCCAGTTCGACACCCCGCTGCAGGCCGCGGCCGAGCGCGCCAAGGCGCAGGCCTTCCGCGACGCCATCCAGATCACGGTCGAGGCCGCGCAGGTCAAGCCCGACGTCAGCGTCAACCTCGACATCGACAAGGCCTACCGCGACGCGCTCTACGGCGGCGGCTCGCCGGCCGACTGGATCCTGCCGCTCGACCAGGTGGCGAAGATCAAGCAGCAGAACGCCGATGCGCAGGCGCGCCAGCAGGCGGCCGCGCAGGTGGCGCAAGGCACCGACATGGCGACCCGCGTCGGCAAGGCCGCGCAAAGCGCCGGCAACGCCGCCAAGGCGCTGCAGCAGGCGGGCATGACGTGACCGAACGCACGGCGCAGCGCAAATCGCCGCCGCCATGGGCGCCGGTGATGCTCGAGCTCGGCGATCCGCGCGTCGGCGCCATAAAGGCGCTGTTCACCGGCACCGCCAATCAAGGCCAGCAGCTGCTCGCCGTCGAGACGATCCTGTTCGAGTTCTGCGGCATCCGCGACCTGTCGTTCCGGCCCGATGGGCTCGGCGGCGAGCGCGGCACGGTGTTCGCCGAGGGCAAACGGTTCGTCGGCCTGCAGCTCGTCAAGACCTCGCAGCTTCATGCCGTGACGCCGCAGGTGCGCGGCGAAGGCCCCAATGCCTATCCGGTCGGCCCCGAGCCGTCCGCACGAGGCGCCGCGCCGGCGGACTAGTCCAGCACGTCTCGCCGGGCAAATCCCAATAGCCGCCGGCTCCCCCGGTTGGCCGCGGCAGCGTTTTTTTGTTTCGCTTTAATCTGAGGTGACCGATGTCTCTGCGTCTGTTCGGCGGGGCGAGCCCGCTTGCTTTGTTTGCTCCTTATCCGGAAGCCGGAGAGGGCAAGGGAGGTGACAATGCCGGTAGTGGCGGTGGAGGCGGGACAGCTGCTGGTGTGCGTGACACTGGAGCTGGCGCCGGAGCTGGCGGCGGGACCGCAGCCGCAGCTGGCGGCGCACAAGACGCAGGTGCGGGATCTGGTCAAGGCGGCGGTGCAGCTGGCGCTGATGCAGGCGCGGGTGGAGCGGATAGCAAGGGGGGAAAAGCCGAGGGTGCCGGCGCTGGATCTGGTCGAGATACTGTAGCGGGCGGCGCCGACGCGGCAGCCGCGGCCGCGCGCGCCGCTGCGGCCGCCGGTACCGGCGGCACGTCGGACTGGCGCCAGTCGATTGCCGGCGACGACAAGGCCTTGCTCAAGACGCTCGAGCGCTTCGCCTCGCCGCGCGCGATGTTCGACAGCTACGAGCAGCTGCGGCTGAAGGTGGCGGCCGGCGAGCTCAAGGCGGCGCCGAAGCCGCTCGCGGCCGACGCCAAGCCCGAGCAGATCGCCGCCTGGCGCAAGGAGCAGGGCCTCCCGGAGACGGCGGAGGCCTACGTCAAGGACATGAAGCTCGGCGACGGGCTTGTGATCTCCGACGCCGACAAGCCGCTGGTCGAGAGTTTTTCCAAGGCGGCCGCGGCGGCGAACGTCCCGCAGGATGCCTTCAACAGCATGGTCGACTGGTACTACGGCGTACAGGATCAGCAGGCGGCCGCGCGCGCGGAAGCCGATCAGACCTTCCACGACACCACGCTCGCCGAGCTGGCGCAGGAATGGGGCACCGAGACCAAGCAGAACCAGCGCGCCATCGGCAACCTGATGGAGATGGCGCCGGGTGGTCTCACGCCCGACGGCCTTGGCACCGCGATCCTTATGGCGCGGCTCCCTAACGGGCGCATTCTCGGCGACGATCCGAACGCCTGCCGGTTTCTGACGCAGCTCTCGCGCGAGATGTTTCCGCAGTCGACCATCGTGCCGCCCGGCACGCCGAACGCCGGCCAGTTCATCGACAGCGAGATCGCCTCGATCCGCGAGACCTACCTCAAGGCGATCGGCGGCGACCGCGAGGCACACCGCGCCTATTACGGCCACGACGGCAAGCCCGGGCTCGATGCCCGCCAGCGCGAGCTGATCGACACGCAGGCCAAGATGAAGGCGCGCGCGGCTTAGCCGCTCGAGCCCGTCGCATGAAACGCGCCGCGCTCGCCGTCGCGGTACTGACGCTCGCCAGCCCGACGCACGCCGACAGCTACCGCGGCACGTGCGTGCTCGAGCCGGGCCGCGTCTATCACTTCATGGGATTTTCGTGGCGTGAGCCTTCCCACGCCGGATTGAGCTGCGCCCCGCGCGCACACCGAGACCAAGTTTCCCGCGCCTCGACAACCCGCACCCGCGGCCCGAGGCGGTGAAAACCACCCGCCCACGTAAAGCCCCGAGCGGCATCAAAGCGGCCCGGCGATTTTAGATCGCCGACAACCCGCGGCGCTGCGCGCTCGGACAACCGGAACGGAGGCATCGCACTCATGACGATGAGCAATCTGTCATGTCCGATACGGCCTTCATTGTCCAATATCGGAAGGAGACCGTCGACGGGTTCGAGTTCGGCCAGTCCGATCTGAGAACCTCCGTCTGCACCGAAGTCACGATCAAGGGCAACCAGGCGGTGTTCCTGGTCGCCGATTCGGGCGGCGCTTCGGCCTCCAACCGCGGCGTGAACGGGTTCATCCCCGCACGCATGGACGATCTAAACCAATACACGACGACGCTCGTGGAATGGCACGACCTGGTCCGCCGGACCAGCTTCAACATCTTCGCCTCGCAGGGCGACGGCCGCTCCATCATGCAGCGCACCACGCGCTACGTGCTGAACCGCAAGACCGACCTCGACATCATGTCGGCCTTGGCGACCGGGACCAACTACATCGGCACGTCGGCGGCGACGATGACGCTGGCGATGTTTGTCCGCGCGCGCGTTGTGCTCGGGCTCAACCAGGTGCCGATCCAAGAGATCGACAACATGTACGCGGTCGTCTCGCCCGCGGCCATGGGCTATCTGCTCCAGTTGAAGGAGTTCAACAGCTCGGAAATTGCCGAAGTGAAGCCCCTCAACGGGCCCGCTCGACGCTTCCGCCGCTGGAACGGCTTCAACGTCATCGAGCACCCGCTCGTTCCGGGCGTCGGCACCAATGCCGAGACGCTGTTCTTCTATCACCGCTACGCCGTCGGCCACGCGGTGAACACCGGCGAAATGCAGGCCCTCGCCGGCTATCACGAAGAGCAGGACTACAGCTGGGCCCGCACCACCGCATACATGGGTTCGACCCTCTTGCAGAACCGAGGCGTGGTCCTCGTTCGGCATGACGGCTCGGCCTATGTGGCGACGTCTTAAGGGAGGCGCGCATGTCGTATTTGACCGGCAACCTCTCCAAGGTGCTCGACGACCTCGAGACCGGGATCGCCTATTGGCTCTACTACACCTCCGACTCCGTCGGCGCGGTGCAGGCCTCGGGCTACATCTCGGACGCGACCAACAAACGGGTGAAGCTCGGCGACATCGTCGACGTGTTCTCCGGTACGCTGACGAACTTCGCCAGCACCACCGGCGGCACGGCGCTCGGCGCGGTGACCTTCCCTCCGACCGTGGGCATCACGGCGCGGTTCTCTTCCGCTCCGACCTGGGTGCGCATGCAGGTCTCCGCGGTCACCGCCGCGGGCACGACCACTTCGGGGGTCGCGACGCTTACCGAGGTCGATCTCCCGATCGCCTCGCTCGGCGTCAACCCGCGCAACCTGATCGACGCCGGCGACGCCACCACCAATCCGTGGCAGCTCGGCACCGGCGTGCTCTCCGGCGGCTCGACGGCGAAGCTCACCGCGGATCGCTTCTGCGCGATCGGCGGCACTTCGTCCTCGTGGACCGTGCAGAAGACCGCCGACACCAATGTCGCCGGTTTCGGCCAGTCGTTCGCGTGGGGTCGCTCCTCGACCGACACGCACACGGTCGGCCTGACCTTCGGCCAGGTGTTCGAAACCAACGACTCGATCCGCCTGCAAGGCCTGCCGCTCTCGATGAGCGAGTGGGTGCGTGCGGGAACGAGCTGGGCTGCGGGCGCCTCGGGCGGCGTCTATGTGATGCAGCTCATCGCCGGCACCGGCACCGACGACACCTTCGCCGACCTGTGCTCGGGATCCTGGACCGGGGCTTCGACGGTGGCGACCGCCGCCATCACGCCCTCGACCACGGCCACCCGCGTCGGGCCGTTCGCCGGCGTCGTGCCGACCAACGCCACGCAGCTCGCGTGGCTCGTGTACTACACGCCGGCCGCCGGAACCACGGCGGGCACCAGCGAGCAGCTGTTCCACAGCGGCATCCAGGTCGAGATCGGCGGCATGTCGCCATACGAGCACCTGGACGAAGCCGAGGTGTGGAACCTGTGCACGCGTTACCTGCAGGTCCTCAACGAGCCCACCGTCGGCATGGCGGTCGGCCCGGCGGTCTACTCGGCCGCATCGATCGCGCAGGTGCACATCCCGCTCCCGGCGGTGATGCGCAAGGCCCCGACCGTGACGTTCACGCCGGGCGGCTTCGCCATCACCGACTCGGCGCTGGGTGCGCACACCATCTCGTCTGGTGGCTTGCTCCAGGGCAATAGCCAGGCGATCACCCTCGACGTGACGTGCGCGGCCACTCTCACGGCCGGTCTCGTCTCGTTCATCCAGGGTCGCACCACCGGCAGCGGGGTTCTGATCCTCGACGCCGACTACGCCTAACGGCCCTCTCAGCCGCACGACCGAGCCCCCGGACCGAAAAAACGGCCCGGGGGCTTTTCTTTTTTGGGGGAGTGGATGCCAGAACAGCCGCAGGTGCCGGGGGAGCAACAGCTTCTTTCCGGGCTCCTCAACAACGTCGCGCTCGCCGTCGCCAAGGACGGCGCCAGCGAGACCGCGATCGCGATCGCGCGCCGCGCCGTGGCGCTCGATCCGAATGCGCTCGCGCGCCGCGTCAATCTCGCTTCGCTATTGATCGGCGCCGGCGAGGATGACGAGGCCGAGGCGCTGCTGACCGCCGCGATCGCGCAGCGCGACAGCATCGTCTCCGCCTGGCAGATGCTGGGCACCATCAAGACCCACCGCGGCCTGCTCGCGCAAGCCATCGACTGTTTCCAGCGCGTGCTCACGCTCGCGCCCGATCACGGCCAGGCCAAGTTCGACCTTGCCGCGGCGTATCTGCGCGCCGGCGATTTTGCGCGCGGCCTGCCGCTCTACGAATTCCGCGCCGAGATCCTGCCGCGCACCGCACCGCCGCCGCCGGCGCCGCGCTGGACCGGCAAGAAGACCGGGCACCTCTGCGTGTGGGGCGACCAGGGCTACGGCGATCGCGTCATGTTCGCGCGCTTCCTGCCGTGGGCCCGCGAGCGCGCCGACAAGGTCACTTTCCTGACCGACGCCCACACCGTGCCGCTGTTTCACGGCTACCGCTCGATCGCCGACGTCGGCTGCTTCTATCCGGCCGGCACCGTCTTCGACGCGCAGATCTGCCTGTCGAGCCTGCCACTCCTCTACGGGCTCACGCCCGACACCATTCCGCCGGATCCGGGGCTGCTGACGCCCGCGGCCTCGAACGACCGGCTCGGCGCGGCCGGCCTCAAGATCGGCATCGCCTGGGCCGGCAACAAGGATCATCCCAATGACGCCATCCGCTCGATGGCGTTCACCGACATGGTTGGCCTCGCCGCCGACCCGCGCAACGACGTGTTCTCGCTCCAATGCGGCAAGCCCGCCGCCGAACTCGCGCAAGCGCGGGCGCAAAGGATCGTCGGCGATCTCTCCGGCATGATCGAGGGCGAGTGGTCGCACACCGCCGCCGTGCTGCAGAACCTCGACCTGGTGGTGACGGTCGACACCGCGATCGCGCACATCGCCGGCGCGCTCGGCGTCAAGACATTCCTGCTCATCCCGCTGTTCAACGACTGGCGCTGGCTCTCCGGCCGCGACGACACGCCGTGGTATCCGAGCATGCGGCTGTTCCGGCAGCAGCGGCCGCGCGACTGGCGCGGCGTCATGGCGCGCGTTCTCGTTGCGGTGGCGCAGCTGCACCAGGAGCGCGCCTTCGTGCGCGCCATCAATACCGGCGTGAACTCGGCCGAGAAGGCCGAAAAAGCAGCGGCCTCGGGCGGCACCATCGGCGGTGTCTACGAGCCCGACGTCAAGAGTTTGATGCAGCGCGTGCTGCGGCCGGGCGATTGCTTCGTCGACGTCGGCGCCAATGTCGGGGAGCACGCCGTGCTCGCCGCCGAGCTGGTCGGTTCGGCCGGCAAGGTGCTGGCCTTCGAGCCCGGCTCGAACAACCTCGATGCCTTGAGCGCCGCGGTCGGCGCGCTCGGCAATGTCGAGATCGTGGCGAAGCCTGTAGCGGATACCGACTTGCCGGTGACTTTCCATCTGTGCGCCGACGGTGGCGGCGGCAATGCGCTGTGGGATCCGGGCGAATTTCCAACGAACCAGGCCTCACGGGACAAGCCGCAGAGCTCGGTGATGCAGGCGACCACGCTCGATCACGAGCTCGCGGTCCGCGGGCTCAAACCGCGGCTGATCAAGATCGACACCGAAGGCGCCGAGCAGCGCGTGCTCGTAGGCGCGATGGCCTCGCTATTCGAGGCGCCGCCGCCCTTCATCGTCGCCGAGCTGCACGAGTTCGGCCTGCAAAAACTCGGCGGCTCGCAGGCTTCGCTGCGCGAGCTGATGGCGCGCGCGGGCTACGAGACGTTCCTGCTGCCGATCGACGGCTCGAAGCCGACGAAAGTGCTGCCGGAACATCAGCTCTCCGGCCGCTGGATCGTCAATCTCCTCTTCAGCACACAGGCCGAGGTCGACGCCGCCTGGCCGGGCGAGATCGCGAGCGAAGCGCCGCGCGTGCTCGGCTACACACATCCGAAGGCTGCCCACCCGAAGGCGGCCGCGTGAAGGTCTCGCTCGGCTGGCAGATCTCCTCGTTCTTCGGCTGGGGCGTCTACGGTCTCAACCTGGCGCTGGAGTGGGCGAGCGATCCGACGGTCGAGGCCTCAACCTCCTGGCCGCTCGACCTCAAGCAGATCGCGGTCGATCCGCTGCGCCGGCGCGCGCTGCGGCCCTTCGTGACCCGCAGCTTCGGGCCGCGGCCGCGCGACGCCATCGCGATCGCCGCGCTCGGCAATGACGGCGATGGCGTGCCCGAGCAGATCGCCGGTGCCCGCGTCGCCGCGATCTTCTTCGAGCAGCCGCTGTCCGATGCCGCGATCGAGCGGCTCAAGCGCTACGACCTGATCATCGCCGGCTCGACCTGGAACGGGCGGCTGCTGCGCGATCGCGGTCTCTCGAACGTCCGCGTCATCCTGCAGGGCGTCGATCCGACGCTGTTTCATCCGGCGCGCAAGCGCGACCTCTTCCCCGGCAGGTTTGTCATCTTCTCAGGCGGCAAGGCCGAGCCGCGCAAAGGCCAGGACCTGGTGGTCAAGGCGTTTCGCATCTTCGCGGCGCGCCACGACGACGCCATGCTGGTGACGGCGTGGCACTCGCCCTGGCCGGCGCTGCGCGACGGCATGGATCTCGATCTCACCGAGTTCGCTGATCGCGTGATCGATGTCGGCGCGGTGCCGAACGCCTTGCTGGCGCCGGTGTTGCGCGAGTGTGACGTCGCGCTGTTCCCGAACCGCGCCGAGGGCGGCACCAACCTGGTGGCGATGGAATGCCTCGCCTGCGGCGTGCCGACGATCCTGTCGGCCAACACCGGGCACCTCGACCTGGCGACCCGCGCCTACATGCTCGAGCGGCAGACCTTTGACGCCAACGGCTGGGGCTCCTCCGACGTCGAGGAGATCGTCGAGACGCTCGAGCTCGCGCATCGCCTGCCCTGGGAGCCGGCGAAGGTTTCCCTCGTTCACAACCTCACCTGGTCGCACACCGCGGCCGAACTGAAACACGCTCTGGAGGATATACATGGCCGAAGCAGCCAAGCCGCTTGACACCGACACCGCCGGCACCTTGACGCCGCCGAAGCCGAAGACCGCCGCGCCGGCGGCGCCGGCAAAGCCCGCAGCCGATGCCGGCCGGCCGTGGCCGGACAAGGCGTCAATGGATCCCGGCGTCAACGCCAAGCCGCTCCCGGAAAACCGCTGGTCGCTGCTCGAGCACAAGGATCCGGGCCACTGGATCTGCCTCGAGCGCGGCACGCCCTATGAGGCGGTGTTCGAACCGTCGTTCTGGGCCAACATCGTCATGCGCGCCAAGCTGCAGCCGGGCCAGACCGTCGACGTCACCAACGACGAGCAGAGCGTGTTCGCGGTGCTCAAGGTGCTCGACTGCGGCCGCAACTGGGCGGTGATGGGCGAATTCTACTTCAAGTCGCGCGACGACATGGTCAAGGCGCGCCCGCCGCTCAAGAGCCGCCCGAAGCACGTCATCGGCTGGGGCGGCCCGGTCGATAAGTTCCGCGTCATCCGCGAGAGCGACAACGCGGTGATCAAAACGGGCTTCGACAGCGAGGCCGCGGCGCAGACCTTCCTGACCGGCTACGAGCGCCAGCTCGGAGCCTGACCGTGAAAACCGCCAACGAGAACGTCATCCGCGCGCTGGCGAAGGTCATCGCCGACGCGCGCGCCGGCAGCATCGAGACCGTGGCGATCGTGTCGGTGACGCCGGGCGGCCAGCCGCTCGTATCGTTCGCCGGCGAGACCGAGCTTCTTCCCTCTCTCAATCTCGGTCTCGACATGCTCAAGCAGCACCTCATCCGCCAGATCTCTGGCGTCGAGCAGCAGGCGGTGACGCCGCTGGTGCGCGCTGCAGGACACTGACATGCCGATCGCGGAAGGCACGAGCAACGCTACGCGCTCGGGCAACATCCGCGAGGTGCTGCATTCCTTCAAGAAGACCGGCCGCATCGGCAATTCCAAGCCGGGCTCGATGAAGGAGGCGGTCGCCCAGGCCGCCGCCATCGCCTACCGCAAGCAGCGCGAGAGCCGCCGCACCATCGCGCACGGCTGATCGTTCCGACCTGACATTCCGCGAGGTAGCCGATGACGAGCCAATTCATCGTCTACAACCTCGCGCTCGGCCACCTCGAGGAGCGCCCGCTCGCCTCGGCGACCGAGAACAACGAGGCCAAGCGCGCGCTCGACGCCTATTACAATCATTGCGTCGAATATTGCCTGGAGCAGGGGCTGTGGGCCTTCATGGTCCGCTCCATCCAGCAGGACGCCTCGCTCGATGTCGTCCCTGCCTTCGGCTTCGAATACGCCTTCCCGCTGCTGGGCGACTTCGTGCGCGTGGTGATGGTCTCGACCTCGCCGACCTTCGAGCCGCCGCTCACGCAGTACACCCGCGAGGCGCAGTACCTCTACGCCAACTTCACCCCGCTCTATCACTCCTACGTCTCCAACGACCCGCAATACGGACTCAACCTCGGCGCCTGGCCGGCGGTGTTCACCGAGTTCGTCGCCATCGCGCTCGCCCGCATGGCGTGCAAGCGCGTCACCGGCTCGACCGAGCTCCTCAAGGGCGACGACGGCCTGGTGCAGCGCGAGAAGCGCGCCCGCATTGACGCGCGCTCCAAGGACGCCATGAACCTGCCGCCCGGCTTCATGCCGATGTCGAGCTGGGTGCGCGCGCGCCGCGGCTTCATGACCACGATGCCGATGTCGGGCGACGACGGCCCGCTGCCGGCCGGCGGCTTCTGATCCGCCGATGCGCCGCAAGACGTTCTGGCAGCGCCGCCGCGAGGCGCGCGAGACCCGCTCGCGCGCCGCCGTGCCCGACCAGGTGCGCAGCAAGGCCGACGCCGAGCAGCAGATGCGCTTCTTCGACCAGCTCGGTCCCGAAAGCCGCCAGGCGATCCGCGAGACCCGCTTCGATGACGATGCGGTTGAGCGCTGGCACAACGGTTATCGCTTCGAGCTGAAGGACCAGGATCTCGCCAAGACCGTGCGGCGCGATGACGACAACTATTCCGGCCGCTTCGGGCCGCGAGCGCCGGCGGGTATCTGATGGCCCGCGGCAACTTCCCGCTCTACGCGCTCAACGCCGGCGAGGTCTCCAAGATCGCGCTCGGCCGCGTCGATGTGGCAAAGCTCCGCCTCGCCGCGCAGGCGCAGGTCAACTTCATGCCGTGGGCGATCGGCCCGATGATGCTGCGGCCGGGCCTCAACCAGGTCGGCGAGATCCTCAACGACGCACCCTGCACGCTGATCAACTTCGTCTATTCGAAGTTCGACACCGCGCAGCTCGAGCTCATCGACGGCATCATGCGGGTGCGCATCAACGACGTGCTGATCTCGCGCGGCTCGGTCGCGACCGTCGTGCTCGACCCGACCTTCACCGGCACCGGCAGCCACTGGGCGACCACCGGCACCACGGCGGGCTGCTCGGCGACTGTGACCGGCGGCGTCGCCACGCTGACGCCGGCGGCGGTCGGCGGCGTCGCACAGATCGGGCAGACGCTGAGCATTGCCTCCGGCGACCAGAACAACGAGCACGGCCTGCGCGTCGTCGTCTCAAACGGCCCGGTGACCATCCGCATCGGCTCGGCCGCCGGGCTCTCCGATTACCTGGCGCAGAGCGTCATCGACACCGGCACCCATTCGCTCGCCTTCACGCCGACCGCGGGTTCGGCCTACCTGCAGATCTGCACCAACTCGGGCTCCTCGACCAACGGCACCGGCGCCTCGAATGTCGGCCAGCAGGCGGTGACGCTCACCGGCTGCACCATCGAAAGCGCCGGCGTGCTCGAGATCCCGACCACCTGGGCGGTGGGCGACCTGCCCAACCTGCGCCCGGAGCAATCCGGCGACGTTATCTACGTCGCCTGCCAGGGCCAGCAGCAGCGCAAGATCGAGCGTCGCGGCGTGCGGCCTGGCGCGCGCGGCTGGTCGTTCGTGCTCTACCGCTCCGATAATGGGCCGTTCCAGGAGAGCCCGGCGATCACGGCAAACTTCACGCCGTCGGTCTATACCGGCAACGGCACGCTGACCTCGGACCAGCCTTACTTCCAGTCCGGCCATGTCGGCGCGCTGTTCCGGGTGTTCTCGCCCGGCCAGGTCTACTCGACGCTCCTTGGCGCGCTCGGCGCTTTCACCGAGCCGATGCGCATCGCCGGCGTCGGCAACGACCGCGTGTTCGGCGTCATCACCTCGGGGACCTGGAGCGGCACGCTCACGCTCCAGCGATCGCTGGTCGGTCCGAACGAGGGTTTCGCGCCGATCGCCAACATCACCACCAACACCACGACCGAAAACGACGACTCCTCCTCGCTCGACAACGTCATCGCCTGGTACCGGGTTGGCTTCGTCAGCGCCGGCGACTATGTGAGCGGTGCGGCGGCGGTGCATTTCGCGGCCAGCTCCGGCGGCGAAGAATTCGGCCCAAGCACCGGCGGCGCCGCCGCGGCTGGCGGCAAGTGGGCGACCTGCCGGGTGACCGGCTACACCTCGCCCACGGTCGTCTCGATCGAGGTGCTCGATCCGTTCAGCGTGCTCACCCCGAACACGATCTGGCAGGAGTCGGCCTGGTCCGGCGTCAACGGCTGGCCCACCACGGTGAAATTCCACGAAGGGCGGCTCGGCTGGTACGGCCCCGGGCCGATCCCGATCGCGCAGTCGCAGTCGAACGATTACACGGGCTACGCCGAGGAGGACAATACCGGCGCGAGCTTCGGCGACAGCGCTGCCATCCTCGAAGATTTCGGCTCTGGCCCGGTCGACTTCGTGAGCTGGGCGTTCTCCGGCCTCAACCTGGTGATGGGCCGCGAGATGGAGATCTCGTCCGCCCGCTCCTCGAGCTTCGGCGCGCCGCTGACGCCCAGCGACTTCGGCGTGCACCCCCGCGACAGCGAGGGCGCCTACCAGCTGCCGATCGTCGCGCTCAAGAGCCGCGGCGTGTTCGTGCAGCAGTCCGGGCGGCGCATCTACGAGCTCTATTGGGACGGTCGCGAGTTCGACTATTCGACCGACGACCTGACCAAGCTCAACATCGACATCGGCAAGCCGCAGTTCGTCGACATCGCGGTCGCGCAGCAGCCCGACAAGCAGGTGTTTTTGCCGCGCACCGACGGCCAGTGCGCGGTGATGCTGCGCGAGATCGACGAGGAGGTGACCGCCTTCTGGCGCATGATGACGCTCGGCGTCATCGAGAAGGTGCGCGTGCTGCCGAGCGCGACCGGCATCGAGGACCAGGTCTACTTCGTCGTTCGCCGCATCATCAACGGCGTGACTAAGCGTTTCCTGGAAAAGCTCGCGGTCCGCGACAACTGCGTCGGCGGCTCGCTCAACGAGCAGCTCGACTGCGCGCTGGTCTATTCCGGCGCCGCGGTCTCGACCCTGCAGGCGTCGTGGCTCCCTTTGACCACGATCACGGTATGGGCCGACGGCGCCGCGATCGGCACCACCACCACCGACGGCTCCGGCAACTTCACCATGCCGGACGGCAAGAGCCATTCCAACGTGGTCGCCGGGCTCGGCGGCGTGGTGATCGTCGGCTCGACCAACACTCTCCTCCCGAACAACGTGGCGCCGGCGCAGGTTTTTTCCGCGGCGCAGGGCACGCTCACGGTCGGCACGCAGTACAACGGCTTTCCCTGCGAGGTGTGGGCCGACATCGGGGCCACCGGGCGGCCGCCGCAGCACATGGGCTCGCTGGTGGTGGCGAACGGCGTCGTCACTCTCCCCAACAACCAGGTGGCCTCGACCATCGTTCGCCTGCCTCGGCTACGTCGCGACCTTCCAGTCGGCCAAGCTCGCCTACGCGGTGCAGGGTGCGACGGCGCTCGCTCAGAAGAAGAAGATCGACCACGTCGGCCTCGTCCTCTACGACACCGGCTCGACCGCGGTGCAGTTCGGCCAGCGCTTCGACCTGCTCGACTCGATGCCGCAGGTCGACGCCGAGCAGGCGACGCCCGCCGGCACGGTGTGGTCGGAATACGACGGCCCCTTCATCCCGCTGCCCGGCACCTGGAACGCCGACGCCCGGCTGTGCCTCCTGGCGCAGGCGCCGAACCCCGCCACCATCGGCGGCGCCGTGGTGGCGATGGCCACCAACGAGCGCTGATTACTCGTCAAAGACCTAGTGCGGGTCGCGATCGAGCCGGCGACGGCAGCTGACTTCGAGCGGCTGACCGGCGGACGGCCCGTGACGCGCGCCCGCGCGCTCGCGGCGAAGCTTGGCGACGAGGTGATCGGGCTCGGCGGCTTTCTCTACATGCCGGACGGCACGGTCTGGGCCTCGATGCTGGTTACTCCCGCCGGGCGAAAATTCCCGGCCGCGCTCCTTCGCGCCGGGGTCGCTGCCATGCGGCTCGCGCGCCGCATCGGACTGCGCGAGGTGTTCGCCAGTCCCGATGCCAACGAGCCCGCCGCCGAGCGCTTCCTCGAGCGGCTCGGTTTTACGCGGCACGGCGTCTTCGCCGGCGTGATCGTGTTTCGCTGGCGCGCCTGACCTTTCTGGAGGTGACGCCGCATGGCTGATCTGATGACCATGACCGCGATGGGCGCCACCGCGCTCGGCACGGTGATGTCCGCCTCGGGCACCATCGCGGGCGGCCAGGCGGCCCAGACTTCCGCGAACTTCAAGGCCGCACAGCTCGACCAGAACGCCGCCGGCGCGATCGCGTCGGGCCAGCGCACCATGTTCGACACCCAGACGAAGGCACGCCTGGCGGGTTCGACCGCGACGGCGCGCGCCGGTGCTTCCGGCGTCAACGCCGGCACCGGCAGCGCGGTGGCCGACGTAGGTCAGATCGCCAAGCGCGGTTCTTATCTCGCGGCGACGGATCTCTGGCGCGGCGAGAATACGGCGACCGGGCTTGAGAACGAGGCCGCCGGCATCCGCTACAGCGGCAACGCAGCCGAGGAGGGCGCCGACCTTTCCGCCGCGGGCACCATCGCCGGCGGCGCCGGCTCGATGGCGCAGATGTACGGCCGTTACGCCTACCCGCAGCCGCCCAGGTCCGGCTAGGCGATGTCGAAGCTTCCGGGGCCCGAGGATCTCGGCCAGGTCAATCCCGGCTCCGGCGAGCGGCCGATCGGCGAGATCGACGCGCAGCCGATCGCGCGCGGCGCGGAGCGGCTCGGCGCCGGCATCGCGCAGGCCGGGCAGGGCCTCGACGAGATCGCCCAGCACAAGGCGACATACGACTATGCGATGGGCCATGCCGGCTTCCTCTCCGACCTGATCGGGCTCAACGAGACCACGGCGCGCGACCTCAACTACGGCCGGGACGAGAACGGCCAGGATCTCACGCAGCGCTACGCGACGCAGGCCGGGGCGCTGAGCACCAAGTGGGCAGCGCGGATCGGTCCCGGGCCGATGCAGCAGATCTTCTCGCAGCGCGCCGACGAAGCGATCGCGCGCGGCCAGAGCGCCGCCGACACCCACGCCTTCAAGCTCTACGGCGACCACCAGATGGCCGCGACCGACACGCTCGGCGAGGATCTCGGCAACAAGGCGGTCTCGAGTGCCGACCCGACCGTGCACGCCGATACCATGGACGCCTATGGCGCCTCGGTCGACGCGCTCGCCAATCGCGGTTTCATCACCCAGGACCAGGCGGTGGCGAAGAAGCGCGCCTTCGGCGCCAACGTCGCCAGCGGGCTCCTGATCCAGCAGGCGCAGACCGATCCGCTCGGCGCGATCAACCACATCCGCGCCAAGCCTGGCTCCGACGCGGAGCTGACCGAGCGCTACATCCAGGTCGAGTCCGGCGGCGATCCGAATGCGGCGAGCAGCACGTCGTCATCGGCCGGCCTCGGCGGCTACACCAAGGCGACCTGGCTTTCCTTCATCCACGACAAGCATCCCGAGCTGGCGCAGGGGCGCAGCGACGACGACATCCTGGCGCTGCGCGCCGATCCGGGGCTCACCCGCGAGGCGATCGGCAGCGGCATCGCGCAGAACCGCGCTTCGTTCAACGCGCAGGGCATCGCGCCCAGCGCCGGCAACCTCTACCTCGCGCATTTTCTCGGCCCGGGCGATGCCGCCAAGGTGCTCAAGGCGCCGCCGGGCACGCCGGTCGCCGATCTGCTCGATCCCAAGGTCATCGCGGCAAACCAGTTGACCCTTGCCGGCAAGACCGCGGGCACGGTGGCGCAATGGTCGGCCGACAAGATGGGCGGCTACGCGCCAGGCGACGGCTCGATCTACTCCTACATCCAGCCGCAGCAGCGCGCCGCGCTCGAGGCGAAGCTCGGCGGCATGCTGCACCAGAAGGTCGCCTCCGACCTTTCCGACTTCAAGCAGCGCTACGAGGACACGATCGCGGAGGCCCGTAACACCGGCAGCGCGACGACGCCGCTGGCGCAAGAGGACTTTATCCGCACCTATGGGGCCGAGCGCGGCGCGCGGGCCTATCAGGATTACCAGGGCGAGCTGCAGCTCGGCGCCGACGTCCAGCGCGTCGCCAACATGAAGCCCGAGGAACAGCAGCAGCTCTACGGCAGCTACGAGCCGCAGCCGGGGACGCCAGACTATGCCAAGGCGGTCAAGCGCCAGGCGGTGCTCGGAACGGCAATCAAGGCCTCGAACGACGAGCGCGATCGGGATCCCGGTGCCTTCGCGGTGCACTACCTGCCGGCGGCGCGCGACGCCTGGGGCAAGCTCACCGCGGCGCTTAGTGATCCGCAGGTCGGCGACGACGACAGGCGCTCAGCGGCGCGCGACTTCGCCAACAAGACCATCATGGAGCAGCAGCGCGTCGGCGTTTCTCCCGAGGCGCAGAGCGTGGTGCCGAAGTCCTACGCCGACGGCATCAACGGGCAGCTCAGCACGGCCGCAAATTCCGAGGAACCGCAGGCCCGCGTCGGGCTCATTGCCAAGGTGCAGCAGGAAGCGGCGCTGTGGGGCGACGCCTGGCCGCAGGTGATGCGCCAGATCGCGCCCGGCGCGCAGCCGCTCGTCCGCGCGATCGCCGCCGGCGCCGATCCGCAAGCGATGACGCGGCTTCTCTCGCTCGGCAAGGACGAGAAGCCGGCGGAGCTGCTCAAGCAGCAGAGCGAGACCAAGGCCGGCGATCTCACCAAGGCGGTCGACACCGCGATGGCGCCGTTCCTGGCCACCATGGTGGGCCGCCAGCGCGATCGCGACTTCACCGGCTATTACAATCTCGCCACCACGCTCGGCGCGCTCTACGTGCGCGACGGCATGAGCGCGACCGACGCAGCGAGCAAAGCCTTCAACGACCTGGTCGGCAACCGCTACGATTTCCGCGACACTTATCGGATCCCGAAGACGTCCGGCGTGTCGGCCGATGACGTGCAGGCCGGCGCGCAGGCGGCGCGGGGAAAACTCGGCGACTTCAACGTGGCGCCGGCGGTCGACGACATCGGGCTGGGCGAGAACAACCGCACCGACTCGCTCACAAAATTCGGCCGCGACGGCAAGTGGGTGACGGCGCCCGGCAACGACGGGCTCAATCTCGTCTACGGCGACAAGTCGGTGCGCGTCGCCAACGGCACGCCGCTCAAGCTGACCTGGGCCGAGCTCGCGCAGATCGGACACCAGCGCGCGGCCGCCAACGCCGCCGATGCGAGCGTGGTTCCCGGGCCGTGAGCGAGACCTTCGCGACGCCGGACGATTTTGGCGAGCTGCACGCTTCCGAGCTGCACTCCTCGCTCGGCGAAAGCCTTTCCGCGCAAGCGGGCGAAGCCTTCATGGGCGGCACGCGCACGCTGGTGCGCGGCGCGCAGTATCTCGGCGCCGAGAGCAACGCGCCGCAGCTCAACACCGTCGGCGCCGGCATGGGCGAGGGCGCAGGCTTTGTGGATCCGGCGCTGACCACGGTGGCGCCCACGCCCGACGTGCCGATCGCCGAGGCGCGTGCGCGGGTCAAGAACGCCGGGCTCGAGAGCCAAATCAAACTGCCGGACCAGGACACGATCCGCGGCCCGGTGCTCGACATGATGCTCGAGGACGCGCGCGAGCGGGCGCAGTACGCCGCCGCGGTCAACCGCGGGCCGCAGGGTTTTCTGCCGGGCGTGCTCGGCGCCGTCACGGCGATCGGCGCCGGCATGATCGACCCGGTCAACGCCGCGGCGTTCTCGATCCCGGTGCTCGGCGAGGCGCGCTACGGGATGATGCTGGCGAAGGCCGGCGACAGCATCACGTCTCGCGCGCTCTTGCGCATCGGCGTCGGCGCCGCGCAGGGCGCGGTCGGCGGCGCCGCGCTTGCGCCGGCCGACTGGTGGCTGCACAGCCAGGACGGCGAGGATTACACCTACGCAGACGCGCTCAAGTCGGTGGTGCTCTCCGCCGGCATGGGTGCGGTGTTCCATGGCGGCGGCGGCGCGCTCAGCGACCGTTTCGCCCGCGCCCGCGGCAAGCCGCTCCGCGGCTCGATCGAGGATCTGCGCGCCCGGGCGCTCGCCGGCGACACCCACGCCGCCGACATCGTCGAAAAGCTCGGCGCCGCCGGCACGCATCTGCCCGAGGCGGCGCTCTCGGGCGAGGGCGTCGACGTGGACGAGGTGCCGGGCATCTCCGCCCCTGCTCGTCCACTGCCTGCAGAAGCGCCCGCGGAACAGGCCTTTGGCGAGCCGGCACCGCGGACTATTCCGCCGCATCCGGCCGACGTCTTGGCCGACCTGCCGCCGGCGGCGCAGCAGGATGTGGTGCAGGCCGCGATCGCCGACGTGATCAACGGCGAGCCGGTGCGCGCCGGCGAGATGCTGCAGGAAGCTGGCAAGGAAGATCCGCGCATCGCCGAGTCGATCGACGCCTGGCACGGCTCGCCGCACGATTTTGAGGCGTTCGACAGCAGCAAGATCGGCACCGGCGAGGGCTCACAGAGCTACGGCCACGGCTTCTATTTGGCGGAGAACGAGGAAGTCGCTGCCGGCTACCGCAACAAGCTCAGCGTCGGCGACCTCTCCAACGCAAACGACGTCGCCTCCGCTTACTTGCGCGGTCTCAGCGACCGCGAAGCTGCAATTGAGGCGCTTCGAGACAACGCGAAAAACTTCGCTCCTGGCGACAAGGTGCAGCCTGACGTGCTGCTGCGGGCCGCCGATTTGCTGGAGTCCGGCGCGACCCCGAAGACCCCGGGCACACTCTACAGGGTCCGCATCAACGCTAACCCGGAACACTTCCTCGACTGGGACAAGCCGCTGAGCGAGCAGAGCGAACATGTGCGCAACGCCATTGAGAAGCATCCAAATCCCGTGGTGAGCGGCACAGCCGCCAAGTGGCACCATAGCGGGCGGGACTTCTACAATCGGTTGGCGCAGAGGCTGTCGGAGCGACCAAGCAGCATCGGCGTTGATCTGGATACCGGTGCACCTTTCCCGGTGCCGAGCCGCGAACCGCATGAGGCGAGCGCAACACTTAGAGAGGCCGGCATTCCCGGCATCAAATATCTCGACCAGGGCTCACGGCTGCCTGACAAGGAGTTGCAATACGCCCTGGCCGAGAACAGGAAGGATCTTGCGAAGGCTCGCGCCAGCGGCGATCCGGAGAGGATCAAGGCCGAAGAACAGCGCGTTGCGGCCATCGAAGCCCAGATCGCTCAGAACGAGAGCGTAGGTCGCACCCGCAACCACGTCGTCTTCGACGACAAACTCATCCGCATCACCCACAAGAACGGCGAGGAGGTCGGGCTCGACGAGATGAAGGCGGCGCAGCCCGTCGTCAACAATCCGCCGCTGCGCACCGGGCGCCCGGCGGTCGACGCGGTGCTGCAGCTGCCGGAGATCCGCCAGGCGCTGGAGAACCCGCGCATCAACCGAGGGAACGACGTGCCCTACGAGGCCGGCGCCAGCGAAGGCGCCGATCTCACGACCAACGTCGACAAGCGCCTGCCGCGCCAGGTCACCATCAGCGGCAAGACCTTCGACCCCGCGATCCCGGCCAACATCCACGAGCAGGTCGAAAAGCTCGTCATGCAGCGGCTCATCGCGAAATTCCGCGCCCGCGAGGGGCGTGAGCCGAACGCCAAGGAGCTCGACGCGATCTACGAGACGGCGCACCACGAATACGCCGAGCCCGCCGAAGACGCCTGGTATCGGGCGAACGGCATCGACGTCGACGAGGTCAACAAGTGGTGGGCGAAGCAGGACAAGATCACCGAGCACGAAAACCCGAAAGACCCGCCGGCGAACCTCTACAAGAAGCCCTATCCGCACAACCAGGTCGAGGGCGTCAAGCACGAGGAGAAGGGCGCGGCGGCGGAATGGCCGACCGCGGCCGACGCCGGCCCGGCGTTGCCAGGCGCGGCGCGGCGTCCTGGCGGTCGCGGCCCGCGCGCGCGGGATCCACAGACCTGGTCGCTGCTGGAATTCCTCGCCTCACGCGGCGGCATCGATCCGGCCGATCCGATGATCGGCGACGTGCACGCGGTCACCGGCGGCAAGCGCAAGTTTATTCCCGGCTTCGGCGACCTGGTGCGCAAGGGCGGCATGCGTCTCGACCACGCCCGCGAGGCGGCGGTCGAGGCCGGCTATCTGCACGACGCCGGCGAGGCCAAGGGCGGCGTCACCGGCAGCACCCTCAACGACCTCCTCGAGGCGATGGACAGCGAACTGCGCGGCAAGCGCGTCTATCCCCACGACCGCGTTCCAGAACACGTCGAGGCCGCCGAGCGCGAGCGCCTCGAGGACGCGGAGCAGCACCACGCCGAGAAGGCGGACGGCGAGCTCGCGGCCGCGCTCGCGGAGGTTGGGGACGACATCGACAAGATGCCTGCCGCGCGGCGCGCCCGTGTGGTAGAAATCATGAGGCGCGAAGGCGAGTCCGACCCGCTGTCGGCGCTCGAGCGCGCGGTGATGGAGGAGCACTACCGTGAAGCCGAAACTGGTACGGTCGAACGCTTCGCCGATCACATCCCCGGCTGGGACGACGCTGATGACGGCCGCGCAGCATCGGGTGGAAGCGAGCCGGCTGCACCAGAAGGGGACGCCCGAGGCGAAGGCGATCGCGGCGGGTCACGAGCAGCTGGCGCGGCTGATCGATCGCCGCAACGGGCTGCCGCCGGCCGCGCCGACTGGCAAGCGCTCGCCAGGCGCAGCGAACCAGACGAGGAGCTGACCGACGCCTCACGCGAGGCTGAGCGGGCGCCGGCGCCGCCGGAGACGCCCGAGAAGGCGGTGAGCGCGGCGCAGGCTGCGGCGGCCGACGCCGACAAGCTCCTCGCCGACATCATGCCGCGACTGACGGAAAGCGAGCGCAAGACCTTCGAGGACGCGCTCGCCGATCTCAAGCACGACGCCGAGGCGCGCGAGACGATTGTGCGGGACGGTGCGGCGTGCCTTGCGGCGGCGATTGGCTGACGGCGGTTTCGGGGAGCGGGGATTGCTCGAGGCGCAGCGCCGCGGCCTCCCAGCTCCTGGCGAGGTCCTCGAAGGCCTCGCGGTTGTCTCGGCACACGGCCTCGGCGGCCCAGCGCCGGCACTGGCGCGCGTTGGCGCGGTACTCCTCAGGGCCCATGACCATCCACCCTTTCGCGGCGCGCACGATGCCAGCGCCGCGGCGCCCTGTCTCTGCAAAAATGAACACCCGTTTGAATATTGACCGGGAGGCCACGGCATGAGGGGGGCGCGCAGCGTGACCTACAGCGCGCAATGCCCGGCCTGCCGCGACGGCTTCGACATGACGCGCGAGGACGTCCTCACCGGGCATAACCCGTCGTGCGCGGGCTGCGGCGCGGCGATGACGGTCTATTCCGTCACCGCCGGCCCGGCGAGCGCCGGCGATCGCAGCGCGCCGCCGACCGTGGCGCCGCTGCGCCCCGGCGAGGCCGAGGGCTAGGCGATGCCGTCGCGCAAGGACTGTCTTGACGACATCGCCAAGCGCACCGGGCGCAAGCGCGAGGACGTCGACGAGCTGCTCGACGCCATCGATGCGCGGGCGCAGGACTATCAGGAGACCGGCGGGCTCGGGCCCGACGAGGCCTACGCGCGCGCGCGCGACGAGATGCTCAACGAGATCTCGGAGCGCGCCGCGCTCGCCCGCCGCGCCCAGATCATGGACACCCGCAAGGATTTCTCGCGGGCGCGCTATTACGCCAAGGTCGAGGAGCAGATCGCAAAACTGCCGGTGCGCTCGAAGCTCGCCAAGCGGCTCATCCGCCAGGCGGCGCGCATCGTCATCGAGGCGAAGCTCGTTGGCGTCAATCTGCCGTTCCTGAAAAATCGCCTGTCGGTCGACGCGCAGTACGTGGCGCTGCGCCGGCTCTGGGTCGGCGGCATGGCGGGCGACCTCGAGAAGGCCGGGCTGCTCAAGGTCTTCGCCACGCGCTCGATCGAGGACAAGTGGACCGACGAGCTGTTCGATCTCAATCGCGGCGGCACGGGCGGCCGCACCGGCGACGCCCAGGCGCTGCAAATCGCCAAGACGGTGCAGAAGTGGCAGCGCCAGGCGATGGCGTCGCTCAACCGCGAGGGCGCCTGGGTGCGCTCCTATTCGGGCTATATCACGCGGTCCTCGCACGACACCGACGCAATCCGGAACGCCGGGCCCGAGAAATGGGTTGGCGACACCATCGGCAAGCTCGACCTCAAGCGCACCTTCGGCACCACGGACCGCCAGCGCGCGCTCGACGCGCTGCGCGTGATGTGGACGCCGCTCAAGGACGGCGATCACTTCGACTACGGCCGCCCGCTCGACGAGCCGATGTATCCGAACACGGCCAAGCAAGCCGGCGCCGCGCGCGAGCTGCACTTCAAGAGCGGCGCCGACTGGCGCGCCTATAACGAGCAATACGGCGTGCACAACGCCACCCGCACCGTCATCGAGGCGCTCGTCATCGGCGCGCGAAGAACGGCGCTGATGAAGGAGTTTGGCACCAAGCCGGCCGAGGCGTTCGACCGCGACATGGACGTGCGCAAGTCGCAGCTGCAGAAGGAGAGCGAGCGCAACGTCACCAAGCTCGGCAAGCTCAAGGATCTGCAGGAAGGCACGCCGACGCCGGAGCGCGCAAAACAGATCGCCGCGCTCGAGGCCTCGATCGAGGCCGGCAAAGGTGCCTTCGAGGACTTCTCGAGCTGGGACCAGGCGCTGCGCAACCGCTTCGCCCAGATCGACGGCTCGGCGCAGCGGCCGGTCAACCGCACGGTCGCCAACATCGCCTCCAACTGGATGGCGATCCAGCGCATGGCAAAACTCGGCCGCGTCGCGCTCACCCACTTCGCCTCGCTCCCTTCGAAGGCGATCGAGGCGCGCTACTGGGGCATCCCGTTCGCGCGCCGCTACGGCTCGCTGTTCTCCGGCATGACGCAGGGCGCCGAGGGCTCGGCCAAGCGCGAGGCGCTCGACGCCACGCTGGTCGCGTTCGAGAACCGGCTCGGCCACATGATGGCGATGTACGACGTCGCCGACGCGCCGGGCGGGCGCATGGCGCAGTGGGAGTCGACCTTCTTCAAGCTCACCGGCGTGTCCTCGGTGGTCGACAACCAGCGCGGCGACGCCGAGGCGATGTTCGCCTCGCATCTCGGCTCAAAGCGCGGGCTCGACTGGAACGCGATCGGGCCCAAGGAGCAGCGCGTGCTGCAGGGCTTCGGCATCGGCCAGGCGGAATGGAAGGCGCTGCACGGCGTCGAGTGGTCGAAGTTCGGCGAGCGCACCTATCTCACGCCGTCGGACGCGCTGAAACTCAGCGACGACCAGGTCAAGGCCTATCTCAAGGAGAGCGAGTTCGCCTCGCTCGGCCGCGGCGAGCCGACCGGCGACGACATCAGCAAGGGCCGCGACGATCTCGCCGCCACGCTGGCGGCGGCCTATTCCGACCGCGCCGGCTTTGCCATCCCGATGCCGAGCGCGCGGATCCGCGCCATCCTGTTCGGCAAGAATTTCGAGCCCGGCACGGCGATCAACACGGCGCTGCGGCTGGTCTACCAGTTCAAGATCTGGCCGGCCGACATGATCGTGCGCGCCTGGGGCCGCGAGATGTACGGCACCATCGGCGACGGCCGCATGGACCGCGTCGCGGGTTTGGTCGAGGCCGCGGTCGGTGCCATCGTGTTCGGTGTTGCCTCCGAGACGGTGCGCGAGGCGATCCAGGGCAAGAACCCGATCGCCGAGCTCGAGCACTCGCCGATCGGCGCCATGCTCAAGGGCGGCCAGCGCTCCGGCTTCGGCTCGCTGATCGGAGACTTCCTGCTCGGCGAGTTCGACCGTCACGGTTTTTCGGCGGTGGGCTCGCTCGCCGGACCTACGTTTTCGCAGATCGACATCCTGATGGATCTCCTGCACGCCGGCGGCCGCACCAAGGACGGCATGCTGTCAGGCTCTGCGATGCGCGAGCGCGGCGCCGACGTGCTGCGGCTCGCCCACGACAACATCCCGTTCATGAACCTGTGGGCGACGGGGCTCGCGATGGACACTCTCGTCTGGCACCGCCTGCAGGAGTGGATTTCGCCGGGCTACCTCAAGCGCGCCGAGCAGCGCCAGGCGCAGCAGGCCGGCACGCAATACTGGGTGTCGCCGTCGAAGACCGACGATTGGATCCGCGGCAAGCGGCCCGCCACCTCGCCGAACTCGCGCGCACCGCTCGGCTGGAACCTCGGCGGCTCGTAGCCGCCGGCCCGTACTTCTCAAATATCTAATAACTGCTGGAGGCGCTCATGGCGATCACTGATCGGCTGGGCGCCACCGTGGACGCCACGGAAGCGCCGTCGTCGTCGACGCCGAACGCCGGGCTTGCCTGGAAGACCGCGGTGCGGGCGGCGACCACCGGCTCCAACATCGTCCTCATCGGCCTGCAGACGATCGACGGCATCGCGCTCAATGCCGGCGATCGCGTGCTGGTCAAGGACCAGACCGACCAGACCACCAACGGCATCTATAACGCCTCGACCGGCGCCTGGGCGGCGTCGTCGGATTTTCAGAACAACACGCTGATCGCCTCGGGCGTCCAGGTCCACGTCAACCTTGGCACCATCAACGGCTCTGGCATCTGGGCGCTGACGACGCCCGACCCGATCAACCTCGGCACCTCGGATCTCACCTTCAGCAGCTCCTTGCTGCGCCTCGCCATTGGCGGGCCAACGCTCACCTACGCAAGGCTTGCGGTTGCCGGGACCGACAGCGATCCCAGCCTCACCTACAACGGCGCCGTCCTGGCCGCCTTCAATGGCACCACGAACGCCACCTCCCTCGTCATCGGGGTTGGGCTCACGAATCCCTATCCCGCTTGGATACAGGCTCGGAATTGGCTCGGTAATGCAACAGCAGAGCTGGCTCTCAATCCGGCTGGCGGCTTCGTTACGATTGCAGGAAATTCCGGGGTCATGGCAGCCGGAGGCTCCGGGCTGTCAGTTGGAGCAAATTGGTCTGGGACCAGCACATACAGCCCTCCCGGAGGCTCCGGCTTCGGGGTCTTCGCCGTCAGTGTCTTTGGCGAAGCGGCTGGAATACAAAGTGTCGCGCGCACTCTGAACGCCGCAGGGAACGCCGCATTAGCCTCAGCGCACTACGCCTTTGCCGACAGTACCGCCGTCGGCAACATCGCTTGGGGGCAATATATCGAGGCTCACAGCCTCACTGCGGAGAGCGGCGCTTACGGGATCGAGCTGGCGACCGTCAACAGATACAGCGGCGTCAACGCGCTCAATGCTCGGACAGTGCCCGGAGGCCCTTACAATTTTGGCATCCAAATCGACGCCGGCAACAGCGAGCCGAGCACCGATTACCTGCAATACTCCGTCAGCGCGGCGATCAGCATCACCAAAAATGGCGGCAGTGGGCAAACAAATCTCGGAGGGTTCGGGTCTGGGATTGTTGTTCGGACGGGCGCGCTGGACAGCACTATCTACAGTCCGCCGGAGGCGATCAGTCTTTCGGGCGGTTCGGACAATTACGCGATCTCCTGGTGGAGCAGCGGGACCAATCGCGCTTGGTACATTTCGTCGAACGCGACCAGCGGCAACAATTCGCTGGTCCTCGAAAATTCGACCATCGTATCCAGCGCCAGCATCGCTGCGCAAGTTGCTTCCGGCCCTGTGTACACGCAGACGCTGTCCGGCACCGTGGACATGCGGATGCAGGCCAATTCGTCTTCGGCGCTCGGCGCTATTGGAACGATCGGCAACAATTCGTGGCAGTTGTTGGTCGATAACGCTGCTGTCGGCACGGTCAGCGCCACTGGTGTCACTCTTGTCGTTCCAGGCACAATAAGCGTCACCGGGGGCGGCACCGCAGCGACCTGGGCGCTGACCAATTCGACCAATACGCGAACCGCGACCGTCGGCATCCTCGACGGCTTTAACGGCGGCATCAATCAGAGCGCGGGCAATATTTATTTTCAGCTCGGCGGTTTAACTATCGCGGCGCTTTCGAGCACCACGCCCGGCGTGCTCACGCTGGGTCTTGCCGGCACCTATGCCGGCGAACTCGCCTTCGCCAATACGACCAGCGGCACGATCACGCTTGAGCCGCCGACCGGCGCACTCGGCTCGGCGGTGCTGACGCTGCCTGATGTCACCGATACGCTCACCGCCAATGCAGCGACGCAGACGCTGACCAACAAGACGATTGCCTTTTCGTCGAATACGCTGACCGGCGTCGCCCCGCTCGCCTCGCCGATCTTCACCACTTCGATCACCGCGCCGCTCATCATTGGCGGCACGGGCACGACCAGCACCCAGCTCACCTTCCAGACCACGACCGGAATTGGCACGACGGACGGCTTCAAGTTCGTCGGCGGCAACAACGGCGCCACCACGTTCGGCACTTGGAACTCCACGTCGCTCACGGTCAATTCGACGCAGCTCAATGTCGGACCCAACGTCGGCGGCGCGCTGGCAAGCGTCGTCGGGGTGCTCGCCAACAATGCCTCCGGCAACAGCTATCTGTTCTGCGGCCAGGACTCCTCGCATGGCATCCTGTTCTCGTGGCTCTACAACGCCACGGCGGCGAGCGCGTCGGCGACCCTGCAGACCTATGGCAATAGCAATCAGCTCTCGATCGACGCATCTCAGCTGAACTTGCAGACCAGCAGCGGCGGCGGCCTCAATGTAGGGCAGACGACGACCGTTGCCACGTTCAACGGCACCACCGCCTCCTCGTCCAAAACGACTGGCGCGCTCACCATCGCCGGCGGCCTCGGCGTTGCCGGCGCCGGCTACTTCGGTGGCACGCTCGGCGTGCCCGGCGGTGCGACCGCGATCTTCACCTCGACCGCGGCGATCACCAGCACCGGAGCCAGTTCATCGCCGACATTGGGCACCGCCGGCCCTGCCGGCGCGACGACGCCCACCAAATGGATCCCGATCAACGATAACGGCACCACCCGCTCTTTCCCGGTCTGGTGAGGCCCGTTAACCGTTCGGTTGCCGCGGGCGGCGACAATCGCCGCCTAGCCACTTCGAGGGGAGTTTTCGGCCATGAAGCTGACCATCGGCGCCCTGCACAACCTGGTGCTCGGGCTCAACGCCGTCGAGAACGTGCCGGACGTGAAGCTTGCCGGCACGGTGCGGCTGGCGATTGCCATCAACGTCAACCTGCTGCGCCCGCACGCCGAGGCCTACGAGCGCGCCCGCACTCGCTCCGTCGCGCAGCTCTACAAGGACAATCGCGACGACAAGGGCCGCGCGCAGCGCACCGACGCCGAGATCCAGGCCGACGCGATGGACGCCGACGCCGAGGCCCGCAAGCTCGAGGCCGGCGAGTTCGAGCTGCGGATGCTCACCACCAGCAACCTGTCGCTCGAGGCCAACCCGAAGATCACCGGCGGCATGATCGCCCAGCTCGCCCCGGTCATAACCGACCTCAGCTAGCCGCCCCGTTTCACCAGCTCCCGGAGGTTCGCATGCGGATCGCAGCCGCCACGGCCGCGCTCGGCCTTTTTTTGCTTGTCTCGCCGGCACACGCGACCGGCGCCGATGACCGATGGAGCAACCAGTCGCCCGAAACGCGGCTTTGGTTCGACCGGGCCGAGCTGACACCCGCCGCCGCGGACCGGCTTGGCTTCCTCGGCTGCTGCAAAACCAGCGACGTGGTGCACACCCAATTCCGCGTCGACCAAAAGAACGGCGAGGACCAGTGGTGGTGGCTCGACGGTGCCGAGTGGAAGCGCATCCCTCCCGACATCATCCATTGGGGTGAGAGCGCGCCCGACAAGCAGCCGACGCTGTTCCTGCTTTCGGAAGACTTCAACGGCAGTCCGGCCGGCACCCCGACGTGCTTCTGGCCGGGAGAGAGCGGCAACTGAGAGAGAAAGGTAACATCATGGATCATCTGCTCTATGGCGCCGAGGGCGCCATTTTTGTTGGCGTCGTCTGGTTCGGCGTGCTGTGGGCGAAGAAGGGCTGGAGCTGGGGCGTCGCCAAGCTGAAAGCCTGGTGGAACGCCGGCAAGGCCGACCTCGCCGCGCTCGACACCCGGCTCAAGGCGGTCGAGGCCGACGTCAAGCACCTGAAGGGTGGCAGCACGACCGTCGCTGCGCCTGCGCCCAGCGCCGCCACCACTGTCGCCGCCAGCGCCGCGGCGCCGGGCGCAGCGTGAGGTTCGTCCACTTCACCGAGCCGAACGGCGAGACCGTGCCGATCAAGCCCGACGACGTGGTGGCGATCCGGCCGGCCCACGCCGACCAGGGCTACGGCAACGCTCGCGCGCTGATCGTGCTCGAGTCCGGCGTGATCCAGGCGGTGCGCGAGAGCGTCGCCGAGGCCGAGGAGAAGCTCAAATGAGCGACATGCGCATGAGCGCGCAAGCGCGCGCCAAACTGACCGAGCCGTGGGAGGAGTGCGTCCTCTACGTCTACGACGACAAGGTCGGCAAGCGGCACATCGACGGCAAGCTGCAATATCCCGAATGGGACGGCGGCGCCGTGCGCGGCACGCTCACCATCGGTTTTGGGCACACCGACGCCGCCGGATCGATGAAGGTGTCGGGCGTTTACCCACATATCGTGAAGGGCCTGCGCATCACGCGCGAGCAGGCCGATCAGATCTTCGACGACGACATCGCGCCGTGCGAACGCGCCGTCGATCGCGCGCTCAAGGTCGCGGTCACCCAGCATCAGTTCGACGCGCTGGTCGACACCTGGTTCAACTGCCCGGCCGCCTCGCTCGCCGCCATCCGACTGATCAACGCCGGCAACAGCCGCGCCGTGCCAGCGAAGCTGCTCCAATACACCTCCTCGCGCGGCGAGCACATGGAGGGACTGGTGCACCGGCGCGCCGCCGAGATCGCCTGGTTCAATACGCCGGACGAGGCCGAAGGGCCGCCGCCGGCGCAGCCCGACGCGATCTTCTCGCCCAAGGCCGAGCGCAACGCGCCGCCGAAGGGCATCCTCGCCTCCAAGCAGGCGATCGCCGGTCTCACCACCGGCGCCGGCGGCGTGTTCACGACGCTGCAGCAGATCAACGACGCCGCCGAGCCGCTCAAGGCCGCGAAGCAGAACCTGCTCGAGCTCGGCGTGCTCGACCATCTCGCGGTCATCGCCCACGCGCCGGCGATCGGCATCGCGATCGCGGCGGCGATCGCGGTGCTCGGCGTCTTCGTCTTCCTCGACCGCCGCGCCAAGCTCGAGAACGACCATGTTTGATCCGCTCGGCGGCAGCTTCTTCGACGCGCTGCACCAGATTGCCCGCGTGACCGAGTGGGGCAGCTTTTCGCTCGGCGCTATCGCGGTGCTCGTTGCGCTGGGCTGGTTCGTGGCCGTAGCGCGCCCGATCGCGATCGCCGGCGTCATCACGGTCCTGGCCGCCTTCGGCGGCGTCGTCTACGGCGACCATACCGGGCGGGCCGATGTACAGGCCCAATGGGACAAGGCCGACAAGGCCGCGCAGGTGATCGCCGACGCGCACAACCAAGCCGTCCGGGCATCGGTGCGGGCCGAATACAACCCGCAGATCGCGTCGCTGTCGAAACAATCCGACGACCTCAAGCAGCAGGTGGCAGCCTATGAGAAACAACTCGCGGCCGCGAAGGGCTCCAAGTCGGGCGCTCCTTCTTGCACTGTCGGCGCCGCTGTTCTGCAGCTGCGCGCTCGCACCGGCCACTAAGCCGGGGGCGCCGCCGCTGGCGGTCGATCTCGGCGCGCTCGACACCTGCGCGCGCGCGCTCGCTCCGGTGACGCTGCCGCCGGTGACGGCCAAGACCGACGCGCGCATCGCGTTCGCGCGCGACGACGTCGCGCTGATCAAGGCCGCCGGCGAGATCGACATCGGCCGCGCCTGCATCGGCAACGTCAAGGCGGCCTACGCCGCGCCGAAGAAAGCGGGTGCGCCATGACCGCGCCGACCAACACCATCAACCAGATGCAGCAGCAGCTGCAGGACATCAGCCGCGCGCTCGGCCGCCTCGAGGGCTCGATCGACACCTTCATCAAGCAGATGGCCAAGCAGGACGAGCGCACCACCGCGCTCGACACCCGCGTCGGCAAGGTCGAGAACCGCCAGCACTGGTATTCCGGGGCCGGCGCTACCCTCGGGGCCCTTTTCGGCGCCCTCGGCGTCAAGCTGTTTCACGGCTAAAGCCGCCCATGCGAAAGCGCCCGGCGCCGCCGCGAACGCGCCGGCGGGCGCGGCCGCGCGTGCGCAACGCCGAGGCGGCCGAGGACGAGGAGCTGTTCGAGGAGCGCGAGCCGGTGGACGGCGCGCCGCCGGACAAGGCCGAGCCGCCTAGCTGATCTACCGCAGGTCCACGCCTGCGCTCTGAGCGACGTCAGACGACTGCCGCGCCGTCGGCCCCCGGAAACGGGGTGCCGGCGGCGCGGGCTTTTTGCGTTTGTGGTATGATCGGCATGCTTCGTGGAGGAGGAAAGAATGGCGACCCAGATCGTGATGGACACGTCCGGCGACACCCGGCATGCCTTCGACGCCGGCGACCAGGTGGCGCTCAAGGCCGCCGAAGACCGTTTCCGCGAGCTCACCGGCTTAGGCTTCACCGCGGCGACGCGGCAGCCCGATGGCAGCTCCAAGCTCGCGCGCAAGTTCGACGCCACAGCGCAGGAGACGCTGTTCTTCCCGCGGCTCGTGGGCGGCTGATGGAGGAGCTGCTCGCGCAGGCGCGCGAGTATCTTCAGGCGGTGCTGCAGCGGCAGGGCGAGCGACTTGTGCCGCTGGTCGAGTTTCGCCTGGAGACCGGGCCGTACTGCGACAGCCCGCGCGCGGTCGCGACATTCGCCGATGGCCGGGATTGGCGATGGGCGCTTCCGCTTGGCCCGTTCTACAACCTGGACCGCCGCGGCGCTGATTACTTCTGCCGAGAGTGCGAGCGGATCTTCTGGCGGCTCTACGAAGAACACCAGATCGAGGAGCGCTTGCGCCCGCTGCGCGAGCGCGTGCAGCGCCTGGCGCAGACGTCCACTGACTGCGCCGTCATCGTGCAGGCCGCGCGCGAACTGGATCTGATCGAGGAGCAGATGCGACGCCGCTACCACGAAGCTCCGATGCTCGTGGTGGATCACGGCGCCTTCGACGAGGCGGCGTTTTCGCTGCTGCCAGGTGGCGTCACTTTCGTCGAGGCGCCTGGGCGTTTCTACAGCACCGACTGGGCCGCCCAGGCGCCGCGCACCACGGTTGAGTTGCTCCAACCGCCGGGCGGTCTCGACGTGATCCCGGGAGATTACATTCGTGAGTTCCGCGCCTGGCTCGACGCCGACCTGTTGGGCGCTATGTACGGCGGCCAGCGAGCCGGCGCCGAGACCAAGGCGATGACGCTGCTCAATGAGTGGCTCACGCCGGCGCAGCGCGATCAGTATCGGCATGACCGATCTTTCGAGGTGATCGGCTCGGCGAGCGGCAAGCGCTATCGCATCCGCCACGGCGAGGCGATGAACGTCGACGAGCTCGATGGCAAAGGTCGAGCCGTCCAGGGCTGGTGCTTCGCGCCGGAGGGCTACCTCGCCGCCGGCGACGTCATGCTGGCGCAGAAGATCGCGCTCGAAACCGACGAGCGGGCCGCGCTCAAGAAGGCAAACCCGTTTATCGTGGACCCGTGGGGCGGCAGGTATCCCGGCGGCGTGAGCTTCGTTGCCAGCGCCGAGCTCTAAGCCGCCGCCAGGCGATCGCGCAGCGCGAAGCCCATCAGCGGCCAGAGCTGGCGCACGGCGTCCTCGTAGGCGAACTTGCGCCCGAGCGCGGCGTCGAAATTCTCCGGCGAGGCCGGCGCCGACTTGCCGATGACGGTGAAGCCATTGCGCATGACGACGATGCAGATCGTCAGCAGGCCGAGCGGGCCGGTGTGCTCATGCGACACGCCCACGTCGATCACCGCTTGCAGCGCGCTGGTGTAGTAGATGCCGCCGATCGCGGCTTCAATGTCGCCGAGCGACACGCGGGGTGCCTTGGCGACGGCCGCCGCGTCGCGATCGGTGACCTGCAGGCTGCTCATGCGCCGACCTTCTTCTCCAGCGCCTCGGTCTTGGCCGCCTGGCCCTTCTGGTAGGGCATCCACTCGCAATACTCGCTTGTCGGGAGCGCCTCGCCCTCCTGGATGAGTGGGACCCAGCGCTTCTGCAGCGCGTGGCCCTCCGGGCTGATCACCATCAGGTTGACGTGGCGGTCGTCGTGAACGTAGGCGACGTGGGCGGCGAAGGGCGGCTTGAACTCACTTGAGAAGCACGGATCGCCCGGATGCGGCGTGAACCAGACGACGCGGCCAGGGGTGGGCTTGATCATGTTCTCTCCTTAGAACAGCTCGGCGGTGACCGAACCGTAGTAGGCGCCCTTCCACTGCTCGGCCTCGATGACGAGGCCGAGCTTGATCAGTTTCTTGCGCTCGCGGTCGTCGAGCCGCAGGAAGGCGTCGACCACGATCTCCGGCGAGACGCCGGTGCAGCTTTTGGGCTTCGGTGCCGAGACCTTGACCACGCCGAGGCCGGGAATGGAGATCTGGAAGTTCTCCGCGGCGCCGGTCTTGAGCGCCGCCTTGATCTCGGTCTCGCGGGCGAACGCCTCCGCGTGCTTCCTGCGCAGCGTGAGCAACTCCCGGCAAAGCGCCTCGTTGTCAGGTTTTTTCGCCATCGCGGTCTCCCGCGGCGACAATCGCAGGGGCTGGTTAATGGTTCCTGACCGGGGTCCGCGGCGGGTTAAGGAGCGCCAGGCTTTGGCCCCGGCAGCAGCGCCTGCATCTCACCGCCCTTGGCGATCTGGTCGAGGCGCGGAGACACATGCTGGTGGACGGTCTGTCCGTCCGGCAGCACGACGTGGGCCAGGAACGCTTCTTCGAACGTCTCGATGCTGCTCGCCACACTTTCGAGCTTGGCCTTGATGCAGAGCAGGAGCGCCCGCCATTGTTCGCGGCGCCGGCGCTGGTCCTTTTCCTTCTCGCCGGCCTGCAGCGGCAGATCGAACCGCAGGCGTCGCTCGTGCGCCTCAAAGACGATGATGGCCTTTCCGGTCTCGACGAAATAGGCGAAGCGGTCGGCGCCGTAGCGGGTCAGGATCTGTTCGATGTCGGTCTTGGTCTTCTCGACCGGGACCTTCGTGTATTCCGCGTAGGGCATCGCCCTCTCCCTTCGATCGTCATTTTGGCACTTCGCCAGTCGTCACCATGATCGGCGGGTGCACGGCGCCGAGGATGCGCACATGCACCGGCGCGCCGGCGTTGAGGTCTTCGAGCTCCTTCGGCGTCGGCAGCCACGCCGTCACCATTGACGCGGTGTCGGGTCCGTTCACCGAGCAGTTGATGGGCTCATCGCGCAATGGCAGACCCATATAACCTTGCGTCTTGCCGATGACGCGCGTGGCTCCGGTGATGCGTCCGATCTGCAT